AATATTAGACATGTTTGATTCTTTTATAAACCTAAGAGACTCCCAAACAGAACCTTCTGCGCATTCTCCATCGCTTATTAGACAATAGACTTGTATATCTTTATTATAAAAAGCTCTTCCTGTTGCTATCGTTATCCCAAGACCAAGACTGCCTGTAGAGCAATATATAAAATTTTCTTCGTCTCTATGTGGGTGTCCTCCGTGTTTATTGAACAAATATTCTGCATCGACTCTTTTAAAATGCTCCAACACACAGTAATAAGCAAGTGCGGCATGTCCAGACGATAAAATAAAAATATCTTTATCTTTCATTTTAAGAAAGATTTCATAAATAATTTCTAGGCTTGAAAAATAAGAACCAAGATGAGATAGCTTGTTCTTAAAGGATATATCTAAAATTCTTTTTTTAATTTTTTCTAAGTCTTGTTTTTCCATTTATCTTTCCAGTATTCTTGTATCAGAGAGTCGTAATTAATTTCTTCTTTATGCATACCCCATGTACACTGTTCTTCGTGCCATCTATAGTTGTATCCTAACCAGTTTTGAGAAGGGTATATGAACACTTTGTTATCTGCAAGATTACAATACATATCATAATCAGCAGCGCCAAGATAGAGTTCTGGTTTTGTTTTTAGTAAACCGTTCTCGTACAAATCTCTATTATAGATTACTGTCGGAGTATTCACTACGCATCTCGCTAGAGAGAAATCTCTAAACTCTTGTAAAGAGCGATAGAAGTGTCTTTGAAAACCATCCGGCTTATCATTTTTTATATTCCTAATCGGACTTTGTAATGCTTTTATTTTTTCTGGGGCAGATAAAATCAAATTCATGCAATTTTGAATATAATCATTTTCCAAATAATCATCAGAGCATATAAAAGTTACATATTTTCCTGTTGAAAGTTCAAGCCCTTTAGTTCTTGGCTCGTCCCAAGAATGTCTATAGATATTTGGCGCTGTATCTATTATAAGTGATGGATATCTTTGTTTTAAAGAGAGAAGCTTGTCAAAAGTTTTATCCTTACTTTCGTTATCTACAGCAATTACTTCTATATTTTTATAAGTTTGAGAAAATACAGATTCTATGCATTGATCTATATATTTTTCAGCATTGTAACAAGGTATGATTATGCTAATTTTAAATTCAGACATTTACACTCGACATTAGTTGAGATATTCTGTTTTTATAGGTATGAACGCTTTTTATGTAGTCAATATTTTTATCTTTTAGATCTAAAAGATGTTTTTTTTCTAGACTACATAGCTCTAATGATCTATCAACCAATTCGTTTAAATTATTTGATAAAACTATAGACGCTTCTGGTAGCACCTTCTCTATTTGTAAAATCTTATCACTAACAAGAGTACCATTTAGTCCTAAAGATTTGAAAGTTCTTTCATTTGTATCTAGTGATAGTTTTTTTTGATATGCATCATGAATGTTTAGGCATAGTTTTGATCTCAGAATTATATTAACCTCTTGATCGTGAGATAAATTTTTGTCTATAAAAAACCCGCATTTTAAATTAGTTTTTTCAAAAAGCGAAAATGTTTTGTTTATGATTTCAATTTTTTCGTCAAAACCATTATTTGCACGACCGCCAATATAACATATATCAAAATCATATTCTTTTATTGGTTTAAAATTATAATTTATATCATCAAATGCAAGTGGTATTGTTGTAGCATTCCATTTTGAGTAATATTCGTTGTCTGAGTCTACAAAAGTCCACTGTTTTACATTTGATAAATTGTTGATTTTTTCAACAATATCATGATTGCATGATGATATAAAATTTGGGTGTTCTCCCCATGGTTTAGGAAAGTAATTTGGCTGTACAAAAAGAAATGTTTTAGTTGAGTTTGATAAAATTTCTAGATTTTCATTTTTTAAATCTGAATCTATTGCCATCAGATAAAAATCTTTTAATTTTTTCAACTGTTTTAGAGAGTCATATAGATAAACATCATATCCGAGCTCTCTCCATGCAGACGCATATCCTGTATAAATCCAAAATCCTGCATGTGCTCTATGTCTTTTTATCAAAACCTTCATTTAATTTGCTCCAGAACATTAGATAGCCTAATTTTTGAGTCATGATCTTTCATGACTCTATTGTATCCATTTTCTGTTATTTTGTTTAAAGCATTTTTGTTATTCAAATAATATCTAATTTTTGATATCATTTCTTCTGGTGTTTTAAAAGTACATATTTCTTTTGTTGTATCAAAAAAATTATCAATCCCTTCATGATGCTCTGTCAACAGCATGGTCCCAGCCGCTGGCACTTCAAACATTCTAAGTTTCATTTGCGTTTTTTTATGTACGCCATTTTCATTTAGACTAAAATTTATTCCTATTTTTGATAACGAATAAAATGCAAGCATATCTTCGTAAGAAGAGCCGTATGCGTTTCTGACATCAATTCCAGAATCTTTAATTCTAGTCAACAAAACATTTCTTTGATTGTTTATGTGACCGCAGAACCCAATATCTATATTTTTAAATTTTGTTTTTGGGTATATCTCTGTATTTGTATGCCATGTAGCCATAATAATATTATTGTACCCAATATTTTTATATTGTTCAATATAAGATGGCTCTGGTGTCGAACAGTAGTTAAACATATTACATATGTTTTTAGAGAACGAATCAAACCTCCACGTATCATCGCAGAACCAATTAAAAGTTAACGTTCTTCCGGATGCAGTTTCGTTTTTTATCTCTTCTAGAGGTTCGTACGGAGTGACATTTTTGTCTCCAGTTAGGCAACAAAATATTAAATCAGGTTTGAACTCTTCAAGAATATTTGAAAAATTTTTATTTAAAGGATTTACTGTGTCATAAAAATAAACTTGATATCCAAGTTGTAAAAGAGGAACATATATATTCCAATAACCTATATCAAATCTATCTATTCCTGCTCTGTTTAAAGTTTTGTTTGTTACGAGTAGTATTTTTTTCATGTCTTACATATAAGACAGAACTCTATCGCAGACAATATGTGGTAAATTTTTCATTAAATTAATTAAATCTACCCCTTTAGTTGTCTTAAAATAATCTTCATGTTTTACTGGAACATTATTGTTGAGCATCACAGACATATTAAGCATTCTTGCTTCTAAAGTTATTCTAGAGCATGATTCATAGCATATTGGCATAAAGATTAATTTTTTATAACATGATAAACTTTTTATAAAAGTTTCAAAATCTTGATTTGTTTCAACGATTTCATACTCGATACCGTTGTTTATGCAATATTCTACAGTTCTAACTCTACCTTTGTTTAGTTGTTGGTATCCCACAATTGCACTTTTTTCTTTTTTGTCTTGATTGCAATATTTTTCCAACACTTCGAAACTTTTTTTCGTCCACAGAGAGCCGTTTACTGTTTCAAAATTTGAGAGTCCTGTTGTCGAACTGTATATTTCTGAATGTTTGGTGGTTTGCAAAAATACACATTTAGCATTATTATAAAAGCTGTAATTAATAACATCAGTAGATCTTGGATTGCTGTTTTCATATTTTGCGGGATCTCTTAGGGATAAGAATTTATAATCATGTTCATAAATAATATATTTGCATTTTTTAGTAATAAAATTAACTACATCTTCAGACAGTGTTGCAAAATTTGAAATTATTAGAAAATGATTTATTAAATTATTAATATTATTGTTGTTAACATTTATACATTTTATTTTTTGCACTTCAATATTTCTATCTTTAAAAGATTCAAGCAGGGCGTCATCGCTTGCTTCTGCTCCCCCGACAAAATCTTCTATAAAGAAGTCTGACAAAAATGCTATTTTCATATTACTCTATCTCTGATACATCAAAAAATGATGCAAACGATGTAGTTCCAAAAAATTCACTAAACGAATTATTGAATTCATCTGCTATTTTTTTGGCAGTATATTTTTCCCTAATAATGTTTTTAAGTTCGTTTGCTTGTTTTTTGAATCTTCCATGATCCTTGTATACTTCTGATAACCTATTCTTGAAACTGTTTTCTTTTGCATATGCCCAATTACTTCCTTCTATAATTATCTTAGGCATAAGAGCTTCTTGTTGTACTGGTTTGATAAGATAATCTACTGTAGCAAACAAAGCCTTGGGTTTTTTAGAATCTCCAATTTGATGATAAAGAAAATCTTTATATCCAGAATAGTCAGGTGCAATTATCGGCAAGCCGTTATACGCAGCTTCGAAAAGAGGAAGTCCATAACCTTCTCCATGGGTGGTAGTTATCAAACAGTTGATATCTGGATGTTTGTATAAGTCATCCATCTCTTGATCTGTCATCGGTCCATGCAGAAGGTACACAGAACATTTCTTGTTTTTGTAGTTACTTACAAGTTCTTTTAGTCTTTTTTCTGTAAAAAACCTATCTTGTGTACAATTATTTGCATAACTTGTTTTTACTACAAGACCAACGTCCTTGTTGTCATGAAATTGTTCAACGAACCACCTAACACACGATTCCATATTTCTTCTTGGACAGATTTGCCCAACTGTTAGGAAGTTGAACTTAGTATCAAATTTTAATTTAGATTCAGAGCTAGTACCAAAAACCTTAACAGGATATCCTATATACTCTACAGGAACCTCTATTTTTACTTTTTTCCCGTCAACTACATAAGATGTAGATTCAAGTATCTCCTTAGAGAAAGAAGAGGTTGTGATGATTTTATTCATCTTATTGCAACCTTCAATAAATTCCATAGAGATCTTGTCTGACTCGACACCAGCGGTAACACCTATATTTACAGGAGCAAGCTTCTGGTATTCATTAGGAACAGATACTTGTATAGTCACGTCATAAGCTGCATTACCATTCTCCAGCGCTAACTGGTGTTTCTGTAGGCAATATTTAAAAAAACTATGCTCCTCTGTATCTTCTGAAACTATAGATGTTTTTGCCCATGCGGTTGCTAAAAGGTATAGATCTATATTAGAATTCTTCCTTAGAGCACGCATTACGTTTCGCGCATGTTCTCCATATCCACTTTGATTAAAGACAGGTCCTATTAAAAGTACTTTCTTCATTTTTCCTCTTTAAATTTTTACTAGATTCTGTGTGCTGAATTCTTTATTTGGCCAAGAACCACATTCTTCATGAGTTTTCTTTAGGTATTCTGGCCAAAACTTATTATATTCATCCCAATTATAGTCTTTCAACAAGTATTCTCGACCCTTTCTACCAAGCTCAGATCTTTCTGAGTGAGACATGTTGTACATCTTATCTAGAGCATCAACAACATCATCCATAGCTACACGATCTTCGTAGATAAATGGTACTTGCTGAGTACCTACAAGAGTTTTAACTTTTGGTTCGATTCCGATACCAAAAAATTCTTTTCCGTCTGTTACCTGCTCTTGCATTCCACCAGTCATATTTACAATAACAGGAGTTTCACACAATAAAGATTCAGAAATTGGCATTCCAAATCCTTCTGCATCTGAGATGCTTATAGTAACATCTGCTGCATTATACAATAATGATAAGGCTGCATCCGGAAGTTTTTCTGTGGAAAAGAATATTTTTTCATGTAATCCAAAGTGGTTTGCCACTTCTTGAAGATTCGGACCATGAACATCAAACGGATCTGTGTGCATCAAAAGAACAGCATTTGGACTCTTTTCGCTAATCCATGTTGCGAATGAATGAATCAGTGTCGCTCCGTGTTTTCTGCCACCGTTTTTTGCATTCCAGAATACTACAAATTTGTCACCTAGTTTTTCATGAGTTGCTCTAAACTGATTCCTATCTTCTTCCGATACAGATTTATAAACATTGTAGTTCATACAATGCGGCATTCTTGTTCTCTTTACTTCCGGAACAACTTTTGACATAATATCATCTGTTACTTTGGAAATAGTTACAAGTCTATCTACAGACATCCATATCGGCTTGTTGAATGTAGGAAGTGGATAATTGTCCCAAATACAGTACCACACCATAGGAACATTCTTTCTGATTTCATCATCTATTGCCAAAAGCCATTCATAAAACCTCGGATCGCTCTGAAATAGTAGAATATCAATCTTATTAGACAGCAATACTTCTCGAACAAGTTCTTGTGAACCAAATCCATCAACCGGATAAATCGTCCACCTATCCCCCCACTCTTGAGTTCTCATTGGCCTGTAATCTTGATGCTTCATTGCTCCGCCAAGAGAAATTACATCAAATTCGTTTGAGTTTAAAAGAGAGTTTATAATATCTCTCATGCACTTAGAGACTCCGCCTGGAGCTAATGGGTGATCTCCGATTGTTAAAACCTTAATCCTCTTCAAGATTTCCTCCGATACTTTTTATGAATTTAACAGCAAATGGACACATTTTTATTATTACTATTTCATCTCCAAAAAACAACTCTTCTGCACATATTGCAATATATTCTATAAATGAAGTTACAGAATAAGCGCTTGGAAATTTATCTTTTATTATTTTTTTTAATTTATCGTATCCAAAATTTAATAAATATTTATCAAAGCTATTATTGTAATACAACAGATTGTTATATTTTTCGCCGTCTCCTGTCACATTAGTGACATACTTCTTTTTTTCAAGATACTCTCGTGAAGCTTTTTGAAAAAAAACATTTTTCTCAAACTCTTTAGAGTGAGAATGAATAACTTCATGAACTATACATTTTAGGAAAGTTTCTTCATCAGATACTTCATCTGATATTAGTATAGAACCTTCGTTATATACAGATAAATTATTTTTATCTTTTAGATACTGATGGTGTCCATAATAGATTGCGTCTATATTTCCTAGCAAATAATCTATTTTACTTAATTGTTTTTTTACAAAACTCCAATTAATATTATTTGCTTTGTTTATAAATATAATAATATTTTTATATACAATTTCTTTGTATATAATACCTTGTTTGTTTGGTGTAATCATTTTTACTCTTTGCTTAAATCAATAACATCTTGGAATGATTTTTCAAGATCTTTTTTTTCATCTTCTTGAGCAAATTCTTTTCCATGTTTAATAAAGTCATAATATTTTAAGACATTATTATCTTTCATTAATTTCTGAAGATCGCTTATAGATAGATTTAAAAATGAAGCTATTTGAGTTTTTGATCTATAGTTAAAAATAGCGTAATATAAAAATATAGAAGCTACAGCGGAGTAAAAATTTTCAAATATATATAAAGTTATTTTATTATTTAGAAACTTAGTAGAAAGATGAAGCTTTATGGCAATAAGTTCTTCTAAGGATATGTCTTGTATAAATTCTTCAAATTCTTTAGTTAATTTTTTTTGGTTTTTTAGATGACTGTATCCATTTTTTATTTTAAAAAGTTTATCATCTGATACATTATATCTGTTTATATTTTTTTTAAACATCTACATTATCTGAAGCTTTTTGCATTTCTTCTTCCCATGTTTCCATGTAAGAGACTAAGTTTTTTGGCAACCATGTCTTGAATACCGTTCTATCTAGTTTGTTTCTAAGAACGTCATATGTTGCCTCTATTTGTTTGGATATTTTATCAAAGATATAGAAAGATTCGTCTCTTCCTGTTTCATCCATCCCTGGAATAGAAAACTCTTTCTTTTTATCTTCTTCACTCTTTTTTTCTTGCTTTACTTCGTCTTTTTTAAGAATTCCGTCTTCGTCAAAATTAGACTGATCGAAAACAATCTCCATCTGGGCTTTTTCTTGAATAGAGTCTAGTCCAAGTGACGCATTCATGTTTTGCGAAGCATAGAAATTTTTATCTTTAAGATCTAATAAATTTTCAACAGCATTTATTATATGCTTTTTAAAAGAATCTCTTTGCGTCTTGTCTGTTGTTAGAGATTTATAAGATGTTTCTAGCTGATTTAAGATGTTTTTAAGAAGAAGCTCTAGCTTGTTGATTCCAGTTAGAGAATTATAAACTATTTTCTTGCCAGCTTCATTAACAACAACATTTTTAATATGTTTTCTTACCAAGAAAATGTCGAAATTATACTTCTCGTATATTTCATTTATTTTATTTTTAATAAAAATATTTACATTCTTAATATTTTCATGCCTGTTCATTTCATATTCCCTCAATTTTCTCAACAACACTCGACTTCTTCATTTTTCTTTTTCCATACTTTTTAAGGGTTTCGTAATTAAGTTTTGAACCAGGACCTTGAACTGCACCACCACCCATTCCAGATGTTTCTACGACATCATCTGGGTCATCATACACCTGCTGTTCTGGTACACAATTTGGAACTTCTCTTTTGCCCTTTTTCTTCATTCCAACTTGCTCATATCCTGTCCAACACGGATCTGACTTTTTCTTCTTTTTTCTCTCTTTCACTTCTTCAGAGTCTTCGTCCTCTTCATTTTCGTCATCCTCTTCTGAATCAACATTCTCCATTTCTTCAGACTCTTCTTCTTCTGATGCTACGGATATAAATGTTTTTACTTTTCTTTGTAGTCTTCTTAGGTCGTCTAGAAGCATGTCTTTTACTCTCTGAGAGCCTGTTGAGTTACATTTTACTCTTTTTGCAGAAGAAAATACGTCGCTAAAAGCCTCATCTATTTCTCTAATATAGTTTGGTAGACTTTTAACAAATTCGTCATGAGTTATTTTTTTGTCATGATAAGTTTCTTTTTTATCTGCTTCTAAAATTGATTCTATGAAATTTTTATAAACTTCCCTATAAGATTGGGTCATTTTTTATTTTCCTTATCTTTTTTTACATCTTTGGTGTTCAAAAGAGTATTTACATCTTTTCCGTAAGTTTTTGTTTTTATATCTCTATCATTTTTTATTGATTTTTCTAAAAAATCTTTAAAGTTAAAATCTTCTGACATATTTACCTCTTGTAAAATTATATTTTATTTTTTAGAAGTTTTGGATTTCTTAACAACAACATCCTGCTTCTCTTCTTGCACTTCCGTTTCAACATCTTCAGTAGAATTTTTGCTTTCTGTTTTTTTAAGATGTTTCTCTATTGCTTCTTTTGCGTTTAAATTTGAATTAGTACCAACGGCCAGCAAATAAAGCTCTTTGCTTTGCTCCTTTGATAGACCCTCTTTTTTAGCTTGTTTTTCAAAAAATTTTTTCTTTGACATATTTGTTCCTCTATTAATAAATAGATAATTATCTATTTTTATTTAAAATTATTTATACTTGACGAATATGATAATTTTTTTAAATAGTTTATAATATTTCCAACTATTAAAATGTTTTGGTTATCTATTTGCAACATCTTGTAGACACCATTTCCTGTGGTTGAGTTTATATTATAAGTCGATCCCGTATAGTTTGAAGTCTTAAATTTTATAAATTTATTTGAAGAATAGTTACCAAAAGATGAAGATATAGCTGTATATAAACCTCCAATAAAAATATTATTATCATAAATCAATACATCTTTACACTCTCTGCTTGCGCTTATTATGTTTGTTGTGACCAAATTCCCTGTTGATTTTTCTATGCTTGCAAAATTAAACCTATTAACTCCTCCAACTGAGTTGAAGTTTCCGCATATATAAAACATGGTGCTATAGGGGTAGATAGAGCTTACAGAGCCACCACCAGATCCAGTTATTGTTACATTTGGATTCCATGAAGTAAGATTCGAAGAAGTGAGATTTACTGCCCCAAGACTGTTTCTTGTAGAGCCAGAAAGACTTGTGAAAGAACCTCCGATATACACAACACTGCCGCTGATATGTATGTCATTAACTGTGCTTGAAGAGTTCGGATCCCATGAAAACACATTTCCGTTTGATGGATTTACAGAGGCAATTCTGTTTCTTGTAGTTCCGCTTATTGTAGTAAAAGTGCCTCCGACATAAATTATATTTTCGTTAACAACTATTGCGTTTATTTGTGTACTGCTTCCTAAATTTGAAACGAATGATGTATCTAGTTGTCCTGTAGATTTGTTCAATTTAGCAAATCCGGTTCTAGATGATGAACTTACAGTAGTAAAGCTTCCTCCTATGTATATATGAGATCCGCTAATACATATAGCATTAACTAGTCCGTTCGATACGTTTCCGCTAAAGGCAGGATCTAAAGAAGATAAATCTGGTTTGATTTTGGCCAATCTTGGTACTGATTGTCCATTTATTGTTGTGAAATCTCCTGCTATAAAAACACTGCCATCATCATCTTTTACAGCTTTGTATATGCCAGTTCCGCCACCAAATGTGAACACATCAGATACTCTTGTGAAATCTGAGATAGTTGTATTAGCAAAATAGTTTAAATCGTCTAAATAATTTCCGATTTTATCTCTTGCAAAGAGAGAAAAATAAAAACTTCCGGTATATGAAGAATAATCAAATTCAGCAGATAAGCTATCTATTTTTATGCTTGAAGATATTAGAGTCAATCCCGCCTGATATCTTGATGATATTTGAGTAGTAGAAAAGTACAAATCAAATAGGACGTCTTGCTCTTTTGTCCAGGATGGAAGGTTGCTCGGAGAAGATGATATTACAAATTTACCAGAACTATTGGTCAAAAATGATATATTTAAAATTATTTCATCTTTATTTGCTTCGTAATATGGGGATTGAGAACCAATAGTTATATATTTTATGTTTGTGGTTGAATTTTTTTGCTCTAAAGCGTTTCTTGTAGAGAAAATTCCGCTCTTTGTAAAGACTAGAGGCGTTGTAAGAGATTCTCCAAACTCATTTAAAATTCTTTCGTTTCTTATGTTTAGATTTTCATCTAGTTTTTTGTTTATTTTACTTTTATATTCTGGTATTGGATCGCTAAAAGCCATTTATTAGTCCTCTATAAATAATTATACTTTTTTTAGATTATAAACACCAGCGACCGATGAATCAAGTGTAGTTTTAGAAATAATTTTTTTTAAAAAAAGTTCTTGACTACCCCCTTGACTGGTTTTAGGGTTGGGGGGAAAAGAAAAGGGGGGTGAAACTGGATTATAAAGAATTAAAGAGAATAAACAAGATATATAACATGATAAATAATTATATAAGTTAGCTAAAGCTAATATATATAAATTAAAGATCAATAGAAGTATAAATATATTTATTATCTTTATCTATAACTTTAATATCTGTTAAAGTACATTTATTCTTTATAAACTCTTTACTAGTAATAGTTATGTTATAAATATTATTTATTATATTAGATAGATCTGTTTTATAGATAGAATTATCTAAAGAATTATAGATATATACAACTCCATAAATATGATCTGATGTATTAGATAATACATAACTATGTTTAAGGTATTCTTGAGGTTCAATCTTCAATCTTTTCTTGAATAAATTAAAAGAAATTCCTAGACTATATAGTCTAGAAGGTTTTTCTACATCATGAATAGAAATATGTATCTTGCTGAACTTTTTATTTACTTTAATAAAAGTAAATGGAGTAAGTATATGTATGTGATTAACTGACTGATAAATTAAATATTTTTTAAAAAAGGAATTTTCCATGAAAAACTCTGAGTTAGAAATTAACGAAAATGCTGTTTTTGAGATCTGGTATGGTAAAGACTACTTTGATCGAGATGTAAATATTGAAGATAGTAATCTTTTAAAGTTTTTATTAGATATGTCTGAGGTTAAAGATGTAGAAGGACATGATAGTGAGTCTTTTAAGAGACTCTTCGAACACGCCCTAAAAGAACACTATATTCAGCTACCAGATGGTTCTAGATTTGTTAGGAGCTTAGTGTCTGCTAAAGAGAGAGGATGGGAAGATATATATCAAACTCTCTCTCTTGCTATAGAGAAACATAAATAATTATATTTTCTGCTTAAGTCTTTCCATAATAAATCTGGAAAAACTATCTATATTTTTAGCTATCGACTTAGAATCATTAATATCTAGCTTTCTCGATGATCTTTTTTCTGGAGCTGGTATTGATGGTTTTGGCTCTGCTCCTGGTTGTCCTTCTGTTGGTAGATCTGGTTCTAGTTTTTTGAATCTTGGATCTTTCTTAGTTACACTAGCACCCTCTGACGAAAAGATTTTGACAACACCTTCTTTACCATAAAGTTCTTCTGATTCTACGAAGTTCTTTTCAATAAGAATACCATTTTTGTCAAAATTCTCTTTTACCCATTGTTCCGTATCTGCTTGGTTGAATGCATAATCATATTTAACTCCATCATTTCCAACTAGATACTCTGAATCTTCTCCAGATACTCCCTCTCCTTGGTTTCTTAGTGCCATTGGAAAATAAAAAGTTTTACCTGAGTCATCTTGATCTGAAATTAATTTAAGATGATAACCAGTTCCTTTCCATTGAAATTTATAAGGTTTTCCCTTTTTAGCAGAAGCATCTTCTGCCTCTTTTATTAGAAGATTTATTTTTTTAAATTTTAGTTTTCCTGATATTTTCATTTTCTTTTCCTTTTATTGTTTTGATTATAAGATATCGTCGTCTAAGCTAATTTCTACACTTGGAGCTTTGGTAGAAATATCTTCTATGTCTATTTTGGATCTAGTTCTTGTAGTAGCTTTTTCAGGATCTTCTGTGAATTGATTTTTAATTAATCTCAGACCTAAATCATGCCATATGTATGTGTACTTATCTTCGTCTTTAACTACCTCAGATTTAGGGTTTCTTATATAGTCTTCTATTTCTTTTTGCGAAAATCCATCTTTAACAGCTTTTTCAAATTTATCTTTTATTTCTTTTTGTTTCTGCTGTATGTAATCTTTAAGATTTTTAATAAATCTAATATCTGATTCTGAATCAGATGGAGAAGGGGGGTTTAGTTCTAGAGTTCTTTCACGTTGATATATTTCTTTTCTTAGGAGATTGATTTCCCTAGCGTAATCTTTAATGCTTTTTTTGTTTTCTACATGTTCAGAAGGTCGTTTGTGTATTACCTCTAGATAAGATCCTGCTCCTAACCCTCCTTTTTTGTAAGGCAAAGATAGTTTGTTTACAATTTCCTCTGTTCCTGTTATAACTATAGGCTTCTCTATTGGACGATTTGGATCTGATTTATTTTCAATTCTCTGATAAAGTGGTGCGCTCTGATTTGGTTGATATCTGTTTACTGGAATATTTCCATTCCATCGTTCCATATTTGATATAAGATCTTTTGCAATAGGTAGATTTTTATTTTTTATATATTCGAACGCTCTTTTTCCTACATCTGACGACAGTGGGAAATTTGGCCTATAATATTCTTCGCCACCTTCTCCTTGAAATTGAGTATATTCTTTTATTTTTCCATCTACTATTAGTAAGTAATAATAATATTGACCTCCACCTAAATGATGCATTCTTAATCCATCTTTAAATGCTAATATGCAAAAATAACAATCTTTATAAGAAGTTGGATTACCATTCTTATCACCAGCATACAACACTTCGAATGTACCTTTGCCTGATTCGTTCTCTTTTTTTGTAATATGATCTAGTGCTTGCTCTCCTGGTTTCGCAGAAAGCTCAGAAGAAACCGTACCTTTGCCAGAAGGTTCTTCTATTTCTAGATTCCTAAATCTTTTTGAAACAGCAGGTGTGCTAGGCGCTGGCTTTGTTTGTTCTTCTGGTTCGCCCAGATCAAGTCCAGAAAATCTTTTTAGTTTTTGTGCTGGAGTTTCTTTTGGTTTTTGAGAAGGTACTTGTCCTTCTGGATCTATATCCAGTTTACCAATTTCAGAAATCATAAATAAAATTTTAGAATTTTCTTTTATTACCTTCTTTGCCTTTCTTGAGATTCTTAACCACTCTCCTAGTCCAAAGATATCCTTTCTTTTTGGTTTGTGTGTAGATATAGAATATCCATCACCTATAGCTCTAAACAAATTAGAGATAGCCGTATTTACATCTGGGTTTTCTAGTCTTTGTGGTTCTCTCTTTCCAGAAGATATATCTGTCATGATAGATATTATCAAATTTAGTTCGTCTCTTTCGTCTGGATTTACCAATTCCTTTTTTTTTGCATTTAAATAATTTATAAATCCTGTAGGATTTTCATCATATATTTTGCTGTATTTTTCATAGTCAGAATATATATCTTCTCTTTCCATCCCTGCATATCTATTTCTTAAATCCTCTGTTGAAAGACCGCTTTTTTCACTTTCTATATATTTGTATAATTTAAAATCTGATTTCGCATCTCCTTCAGGAGATGATTTTGCGTACATTATGTTATAGAAGTCCTTTTCTGGAAATCTTGGATTATGAATTCTTGAAGTCTTAACTAGAACATACTCAGTGCCTAATTCTGTAGGTGGTTCCAGTTTGTAAAGATGAATTTTTTCAAGTTCTGTGTCTTTTATGGTTTTTTCTCTAAAGGCTAAATTTGGCATTTTTCTTTCCTCTAGCTTAATTATTTGAAAAAAATTTAAAATATATTTAATTTTAAAAAATTAACATATAATTAATTTAGATTTTTGGAGATTAAAATGTCATCTTTAGTACAAGAAGCAATCTTAGATGCTAAGAAAATTAGAGAAGCCGCTAAAAAAGTTGCTCTAAACTCTTTGAAAGAAAAGTATTCGTCAGAATTCAAGAAGAATTTTAAAAATCAGCTAAAAAAAATATCTGAGGCCGATGAAATGCCAAAAGATGAAGGTGAAGATTCCGATCTCTTTTCTGATTTGGATTTTGGAGGAGACGAAGAGTCTGGTGGTGGCGATAAGTCTCCAGATCCTTTTGCTGATCTATCTGCAAGTGCAGGTGCTCCATCTCAACCAAAACCACAAGATGCAGCTGCTAAATCTGTAATAGATGAAGTTCCAACTTCTTTTTCTTCAGATACTTTGAAAGATCAGGTTGTAGAGATAGATCTTGGAGAGATTGTCAACGCGACAGAAAAAGAACTTGAGTCTGAGGTTGGGACAGAAGATAGAAAGCAGCTAGCAGATGTTGAGCCACCAGTTCAAACAGGTCTTCCTGGAGATTCTTACAAAGAAGACGAAGAAAGTGATGAAAAGGATCAGGAAAAAGAAGAGGGAGACGAAGAAGAAGATTTAGATTCTCCTATGTTCGACAAGGAATCGAAAGACGAAGAGGATGATGAAGAGTTTTCTCTCACTAAAGAGTCTTTAGAGCAGTATCTAGACTTAGAGAGTAAGCTTTCTGAAAAGATTCGTCATTATGAATTTAAAATAAAAACTCAATCTAAGCAGATGAATAGGGTTGAGAAAGAAAACGAAGTTCTCAAAGAAAGGCTTAGGCTTACAAATGAGACACTTTACAAATCTAATTTGGAAAACGCCAAATTGGTTTTCAAAAATAAGGTTTTGGTTGATGCATCGTTGAATGATCGTCAAAAAAAATCAATGTTAGAGAGTATTAGTAAATTTAATGAAAGTGAAATAGAAACTTTGCCAAATCTTTATTCTATTATCAAAGAAGCTGTTGGAGCTGCTGACATCAAGAGTCGCAAAAAAGAATCTTTAACAGAAATTCTTAGTTCTAAGAGTACCGCTTATATAGGCGGAAAACAAAAAGAACAAGAAGATAAAGAAGAAGTTAGTGAAGGCTTCAAAAAATGGCAAAAACTTGCTAAACTAATATCAGATTAAAAACAAAGGAGATTTTAAAAACTATGTCAGCAGAAAATGCACTATTTAAATGGATTAACGAATCCTCAAAAAATGAATATGTCTCAAGAAAGCAGGTTGCAAAACAGCTTGTCAAGAAATGGGAACAGACCGGCCTTCTCGAAGGTATCAAAGATAAAGATAGCCAGCTCGTCAAAACAAACGTTGCTTGCCTTCTCGAAAACCAGCTAAACAGCACAAGAAAGCAGCTTCTTGCAGAAACTTCAGCACTCGCTTCAGGCGACGTTCAGGGCTTTGCAACTGTTGCATTCCCAATGATTAGACGTGTTTTCGCAGATATCATTTCAAATGAACTTGTATCTGTACAGCCAATGTCGATGCCAAACGGTCTAATCTTCTTCCTTGACTTCCAGACTCCAACAACTAAGGGTGTTGGCGCAACAGCAAACGCATCAGTATATGGTGGAGGCGTTGTTGGTTCACAGATCACAGGCGGTGTTAACTTAACTGGCGTTGATCCTTTCTCGGCTAGACCAAATCTAAACCTTGAATCAGGATTTTACTCACTAAACTTTGGTTATGGTTCTCCAACTGGATCATCAACTGCAACTCTTACACTCATCCTTTCAGGTGTTGTTGGAGCAGGTGACGCAACTAACCCAGGTCAGGCAGCCCTTGATAAAGCTGTAAATTACGATATTGACCTTTCTGGTTCACAGGTCGGTATTTTCACCGCACCACTTTCTTCTTTCTCACAGCTAAATCAGAGAGGGTTTATTACTCTCACTGACCAGAAAGAATCGGGAAATGGTATTCAGACCCAGGTAAGAAGACTTACTTCTTTCTCAGGCTCATCAACTTCAGTACTAAAACTTGCTTATGTTCTCACTGGCGCTATTACCCCACAGGCAGCAGCACTAGCAGACATGACTTCTTCTGCAAGAACCTTTAATTGGGCAATTGTTGACGATTTCCAGAACGTAGGTTCAAGCGCTCTTGGTGCAGTAGTAGGCGACCCAACTTGGGGCTTTGAATTCGGTGGAAACATTGGTGAAAACGCTCAGATTCCTGAGATCGACATCAAGATTGACTCCGTTTCAATCACCACTCTAACCAAGAAACTCAAAGCAAGATGGACTCCAGAACTTGCTCAGGATCTTGACGCATACCAGAACATGGACGCAGAAGTAGAACTCACTTCAGTAATCACTGAAATTGTCGGCCTCGAAATCGACGCAGAAATTCTAACTGACCTTGTTCAGAATGCTTATACCAGCGGTGCAGCAACCAGATATTGGTCAGCTCTTCCTGGTAAATTCGTCAACAAAGCAACTGGCGAAACTCTTGCAGCAACACAGCAGGGTGATTTCACTGGTAACGTCTCTGAATGGTACATGACTCTCCTCATGACCATCAACGAAGTTTCCGCTGAAATTCACAGACACTGCGTAAGAGGCGGTGCAACCTTCCTTGTAACCTCACCAAACGTTTGTGCAGTTCTCGAATCAACCTCTCTCTGGTATGCAGATATCACTGATGATGCTGATAAGGGTGGCGCAGGCACCATGAAGATGGGCAAATTTGGTCCTTCCAAGTGGAAAGTATACTCAACTCCTTACTTTGGTAGAAATACCATTCTCGTAGGAAGAAAGGGTACACAGACTCTTGAGACTGGTTACATCTATGCACCATATGTTCCACTTCAGACTACTCCAGCCATTCCTGACCCAGATACCTTCGTTCTTAACAAGGGTATCATGACTCGGTATGGTAAAAAGCTCGTAAATCCAAAACTTTACGGTCTAGTATTCTGCCGAGATCTAGTCTGAGTCTGAGTCCTTAGCTAGTCTTGCAAAAAGCCCGCCCTTAAAGCGGGCTTCTTGTTTTTTTAGCATCTGTGCTGTATGTTTGTACGATGGATAAGCTTAAAACAATCAAAGATCATCTAGATCAAAAAGATAAAACTCTTTTATCTGAAACATATGATCATAAAAATATTCAAATTAAATGCAATAAATGTGAAAGCGTGTATAGAAAAACATATGATAAATTGAAGTCATCAAACTACAGATGTCCATATTGCGAAAACACAAATAAACAACTAAATACAGAACAATTTATTATAAAAAGCAATGCTATACATTTTGGAAAGTACATTTATGACAAAACATTTTACACAAAAAGCACAAACAGGGTGACGATAACCTGCCCAGTTCATGGAGATTTTCAACAAATAGCATCAAAACATTTATTTGGACAAGGTTGCATTTTTTGCTCTTATGAACATAAACAAAAAAACAACTCTTCTGATTTACAAGATTTTATAAAAAAAGCTTCAAATCTTCATAAAAATGAATACGACTATTCTAACGTAATTTACAAAAATAACAAAACAAAAGTATCTATTTTTTGCAAAAAATGTAAAACAACCTTTGAACAAAGGCCTGACTCTCATTTAATTGGAAAAGGTTGTCCGCGATGTTTATTGTTCGGAACATCTAATCAAGAAGCAGAAATCGTTGATTTTATAAAATCAATATATAACAAAAAAATAATATGCAATTCAAGAGAGATTATATCACCAAAAGAAATAGACATCTTCTTACCAGAGGACAATTTTGCTATAGAGTACAATGGACTATATTGGCATAAAGATGATAAGACGACAAACACCTATCATTATGACAAAACAATGCAGTGCTATAAAAATAACATAAAGTTATTTCATATATATTCTGATGAATGGCTTGAAAAGAAAGAGATTGTAAAATCTATGATTAGCAGTAGATTAAATTTATCAACATTCAAAATATATGCAAGACAATGTGTTTTTGCGAGTGTTGACTCAAAAATAGCAAAAGAATTTTACGAAAAAAATCACATCTCTGGTGGAGATTATTATAAACACAACTTTGCCCTATTAAAAGATGAAAAAATAGTATCATGTATTTCTTTTAGAAAGCCGAGGCATATAAAGAAATATGTTTCTCATATAGAAATTGCAAGATTTGCAAATCTATTAAATCATAATATTCCAGGATCTTTTCAAAAACTTTTAAAAAACGCTATTCATCTTATTTCTCAAAAAGAAAACATATCTGCAATATTATCTTATTGCGATCTTAGATTTGGAGATGGTAATGTCTATAAAATTTCAGGTTTTGAAGATTGCGGACACACTGGGTTAGATTATTGGTATACAGATGGAAAAATTAGAATAAATAGATTTAAAATGGCGTCAAATAATTTGTGTAAAGAATCTGAAAAATCTAAAAATTTAGGAATGTATAAGATATATGGGTGTGGTTCAAAAATATATATAAAGAAAGTATTATCTAATAATTATATTTAATTCTCTAATTATGCTAGAGGAACTTTAAATGCCACCAAATCTACAACCAATATCACAACTAAGTGCTAAAATATTGCCATCAACAGGATCTTATACAGAAGTATTGTCATCTTTGGCATTTGGCATCTATTCATCAAATGCTTTTATATCTGGTTGCGTAGATGCTGTTAGTTATGTTTATCAAAAACTTGGCGGCAACATTCTTGATATAGAACTAGAGACATCAAACGTATACAATGCTTATGAAGATGCTGTTTTAACTTATTCTAAAATAATAAATACACATCAAGCTAAAAACATACTTTTATCAGCACTTGGTGCATCAACAGGCTCGTTCAATCAAGATGGAGAGTTAACCTCTGGGCAAAGCATTTCTTTAAAATATCCAAATTTTACACTCGGATATGCTCGAACAATGGCAGAAGGATTTGCAAATGAAGCTGGATTTGGTGGTACATCTCCTATATATTCTGCAAGTTTTCAAATAATACCAGGCGTTCAAGATTATAACCTACAGGCGATTATGTCGTCATCCACAGAATTTTCAGGGATTGTTGGAGATAATAGAATTATAGTTAGAGATGTGTTTTACAGAACACCACAATCAATGTGGAGATTCTTTGGTTATTATGGTCAGTTTAACGTAATTGGAGCATGGGGTGCTTATGGACAATACGCAAACGATAGCACTTTCTTCTTAGCACCTGTATTTCAGACAAAGCTTCAAGCATCTGCTTTTGAAGATGCTTTATGGACAAGAACATCCCACTATTCATACGAGATATTGAATAATAACATAAGAATATTTCCAATTCCAACAATTGGCTCTCCTAAAAAGATGTGGTTTAGATTTTCTGTAAAAACAGATCCATGGTCATCTGGTTCTAATAATTCAAATGAAATAAATGGCGTTAACAACATTAACACGCTTCCATTTGCCAATATTCCTTATGAAAACATAAACTCTATGGGTAAACATTTCATAAGAGAATACTGCTTGGCAAACTGTATGGAGACTCTTTCTTTTGTGAGAGGTAAATATGGACAAATACCATTACCAAAAAATCAGGTAAACCTAAATGCAGCAGATTTAAGAAGCAGATCTGACAAAATGAAAGAAGAATTGATTAAGATGTTAATGGACGATCTTGAACAACTAAAATATTCAGAATTGACAAAACAAAGAAAGGAAATGGCAGACAACGCTCAAGACTTGTTGCTTAAAATACCATTACCAATCTACTTAAAATAAGGAATGAATAAATGTTAATTACAGAAGGCACTAAAAATGATAAGCTTGTTGCAGACATTTCGCGAGCAACATTAGCAAATGTTAAAAAAATATTTATTGAAATAGTAAATGAATTAAATCTACAACAAATTCCACCATATATGGCAAAACATACTGTGGCGTTAGTGCTTGCCGGAATTTCTAACGTAATTAGAGAATTTTCTTTTGAAATAGGAGATCCTTCTCAGTTTAGTTGGCCAACAGAGCATTCTAAAAAAAGAAATGAGTTTTTAAAAATTAAACAAGTAAAAATACAACTAAATCCAAATATGAATGGCGATCGCATATCATACGAAGGACATGCAGGGCGACAGCCGGATGATTCCACAAATAAAAAAATAAAAGACATGATTGAAAAAATATTAAAGGAAGAAGAGGGTAAAAGGAAAAAATTTCAATCTCTTGTTACACAATACAATAACGCCTACTCAACTTTGAGCAAGGATGGAATCCATGCATTGATGTATTACCAAACATATTTTGGTCCAGATCAGAATAATGTTACTTACCAAGAAAGAATAGATAAAAAAATAGAGCAAGAGACTAAAAAAATCGAGTCAGAAAACTTTGAAAATCAAGAAAATTTTCTAAAGATAGAATTTTTAATACCGCCAAGTATGATTTACAAAATCAACGCAAAAACAGGAGTTTATGTTGTTAACAATGAAATATTTTCAAATATGTTAAACAGTATTTTTACTGTATTTTCTCATGAAATAAAACACTCTCAACAGTTTCGATTAGCAATAAATAAAAAAAGTATGGATCTTAAAAAAGGCAGAAATGCCCCAGAGCCAAAAATTTTATCGGATTATTCTAAAGAAGATATACAAGTTTTCTATAATACAGATTCGTCAACTGATATTGAGGATAAATTTATTAAAAACCCATTTGGAGATCAGGGAATAGATTGGCTTCAGTTTATACGAAGCGGTACAGACAAATTTCCTTTTCCTAGTAAAGAAAACACAAGAAAGTTTGCTTTATTAGTAAGTACGTACTATCTCGAAGATGCTGAAATAGAGGCTTTTGCTGAACAGTATTATGTAATTTGCCTTAAACAAAGAAAAGAGAAAATAAGAAAATTAATTATAAAAAAACAAAAAGAAAAAGATAAATCAAATATTATAGATATTGATAAAAAAATCGAATTTTACAAAAAAGAAAACTTTGAATCTTTGTTTATAGATCTTGTCTTGGAAGAGTTTGAAGAACATATAGCTTCTAACCTTAGAAGTTTTGAAAAAGCAGCGATTGCAATCTTTAAAGACAATAAAGATCATAATATTTTTGTAAAAAATGATATAAATAGAGACGGCAATTTTTCATCAGATGTATTAAAAAATAACAATTTTTTCACATCAGAATTGGCTAAACAAAATTTTACAAAAATGTTTGAATCTTTTATTCAAATATTTGCACTTCATTTTATATCCTGTGCAGAATATTTAAACAAAAAACATTTAAATCAACCACTTTCTAGCAATAAATCTAAAATAATAAATATACAAAAATTAAAAAACATTTTTGATCTCGAAGTGCAACAATATATGAGTGCTGTCGCAAGAATATTTGATGAACATTACCAATTGTACGGAGAACCAGTTCAGAATAGAAAAAAAAGAATGCTGGAAATAGACTAATATTTTTTTAAAGGTAAACTATATGAGCAACGATTGGACAAGAAATAGCAGCCCGCCACCGCCAACATTTCTAAATAAACCAGAAAGAGATTTTCAAAAACAAATTTCTGATGAAATTTTAGAGAGAGTTATTGGGCAACAGATCATGTATTTCCCTGTTGATCTAGAATCGACACATATTCATCCCTTGTATAAAGAAAGTATAAACAAGGTATATTTACCAGGGATAAGAGTTTACGCTCTTGTTGATTTTGAAGATGATGACGTAAAAACTACATCAATAGGAATTGACAGAAAGTCAAAAATTACTGTATATTTTCACAGTAGAAGAATAAAAGAAGATCAAGAGCTTTATGTAAGAGAGGGCGATGTCGTATTTTACAACAACGAATATCATGAAATAAGAAAAGTAACTGAACCTGATAGACTTTTTGATCAAATTGAGTTTAAAGTTCAAGTAAAGGCAGATTGCGTAAAAATAAGAAATGGGATAAATCTTAAATGAAAGAAGAGATAAAAGTATACTGTCCAAAAATAGAAGATTTTGACTATGTTGTTTACGATTTGGTAAATGAAGATCTTAACATTTTTGCCGACACGCAAACAGGATGGAGAAAAGTTCCTGTTATATTTGCCTCCCCAGAAGCCTTTGTTTCGTCTAAAGAAGATTTTGATGCCAGAGATCAAAATGGAACCCTTAACTATCCAATAATATCTATTGAAAAAAAATCTGTATCAAAACCAAATGCTCATGATGGTAATATGGCTGTCAATCAATTTAACGCACCTGATTATAAGGGTGGAGCTATTCAAATAGCACAAAAGATATCGCAATTTTCTAACTCAAAATTTAAAAACAAAAACTCATATAACGAAACAGGATATAAAAATAGAAAACATACACCAAAAAAGGGTGAAAACGATATTTATCAAATAATATCAATGCCCCAGCCATCGTTTATCGAAATAAAGTACGAGATACTTGTTGTATCAAACTTTCACCAACAACTAAATCAGATAATTTCTCCATTTATAACAAGATATGGAAATATCAATTATTTTTCCAAAACAAGGAATGAGTGGTCTTACGAATTGTTCATACAGGAACAATTTAGCCAAGAAAGTAATGTTGCTGATTTCTCTACAGAAGAAAGATTGTTTAAATCTAAAATGGAAATCGTTGTAAAAGGATACATCTTAGAAAAAGAAAATTCAGATTATGCAAATATAACCATAAGAGAAACTCCCATTGAGTTCAAATTTAAAAAAGAATATGTGTTAAAAGGCAGTATTGAGGAATATTTATCAAATCCAAATAAATTCAAAGTCACTTTTGAAAAAAATCCAATAGTAATTTTTGACGCAAAAATTGATGATTTCAACAACTCTAGCAATATAATACCAATTACTATGGCTATATCTGGATCAACTTTATATATTGGAGGATCTTTTACTTATGTAAACGGCGAGAAGAGAAATAGATTAGCTGCTCTGAACAAGTATACCGGAAAACTTTTATCATTTAATCCAGACATAAATACAGTATCATCCGGAATATGCAGCGTGAACACAATAGTTTTTTCTGGCACAAACATGTATGTTGGCGGAAACTTCCTGTCATCATCAGGACAGTCAAGAGGTAATGTTGCTTGTTACGATTCCGAGTCTGGACAAATTAAACCATGGAATCCAAATACTAGTGGTGTAGTAAACACTATATCTTCTTATGGAAACAATATATATATTGGCGGTTCTTTTACATCCATTTCTGGGTCTACTAGAAACAGACTTGCCGTTGTAGATAAAACAACCGGAGCATTAGGTTCAGAAAATCCAAATATGAGCGCTCTTGTTTTGGCAGGAATTATAGATAACAACTTCTATTATGTTGGTGGTACTTTTACAACAGTTGGAGGTGTTTCTAGGAACAGATTGGCGGCGTTTTCTTTGCCGTCATTCTCTTTGGCCACATGGAACCCAAACGCATCAGTATCTGCTAGACCTTTGTTGGCGTCTGGTTCTTATATTTATGTAGGAGGAAACTATACAACATTGAATGGAATTTCTGTTAAAACTATTTGTCAAACAGACAAGACAACAGGAACTCCAAATGTCATAAACACTTTTACTTCTGGAAATGGCAGTAGAAACGCTATAGCTTATGGAAATGATATATTTGTAGTTGGAGATTTTTCCTACTCTAACGCAGGAAAAACAAGAAGTAACTTTGCAGCATTTGATTCCACAACAATAACCCTAGACAATACATATAAATACGATTCAGATTTGCAAATATATAACATAATAATAGATGAAGGAAGTATTTACTTATGTGGAGGATTCTCTACAATAAACGGACAACCAAGATATGGAATATTTAAAGGAATTATATCTTAATTTAATATAAATTTTTGATCCAATAATTATATTAACTAATTAATTTGAGTTTGGGAGTAAAAAATAAATGACCGTTAAAAAATTCAAATTTGTATCTCCAAGCGTAAAAATCGCTGAGATCGACAATTCACAACTTACCGCAGTAGGCGGTGACATAGGAACACTTGTAATAGGCAGAGCCAACAGAGGGCCTGCAATGAAGCCAGTAACAGTATCTTCGTTTTCTGAATTTGTAGAAACATTCGGAGAGCCAACAGCACAAACAACAAACGGAGACATCTGGAGAGACAACATCGTTGTTGGACCAACTTATGGTGTCTATGCCGCACAAGCAGCACTAAGATCTTCAAACGTATTTACTTTCGTAAGACTCCTCGGAACAGAACACTCAGAAGCAGCAACCAATGCTGGTGAAGCAGGATGGAAAGTCGGAGCAGTAGGTACTGCACAAACTGCCGGTGGCGCTTATGGTCTATTTGTTTTCCCATCTGGTAGCGCACAGTGTACCGGAACATTAGCAGCAGTCTGGTATCTTTCAGAAGGCTCGGTAGAATTAACCGGAAACGTATATGCAAACAACGGATTAGCACCAACTACAAGTTCTGGTAGCGCTGGCATGTTTGAGTCAGACACAAATAAGCAGTTCAGAATTAGCATAAAAGATGGAACAGGCGTAGAGGTCGAGAACACAAGATTCGATCTTGATAGATCAAGCGATAAATTTGTAAGAAAAGTATTTAATACAAATCCAACACTGCTAAATAGCACAGTTTACGTTGCAGCAGACAGAAAGAAATATTTCTTGGGAGAGAGCAACGAAGATTATATCGGTTCTGCTCCAGAACTATCAGCATTAAGGGCCTCTACAAAATGGGTTGGCTGCATTCTTGCGCTAAAACATAACACAAGTTCAGAAGAACATGCCGATAGAAGAACAGAATTTACCAACTCACAGACTGGATGGTTTTTCTCACAGGATTTCAATGTTGGTGAGGCAACAGGTTCTTATCAGCCACAGAATATGACAAAACTATTTAAGCTTCATGCGCTAGATAGTGGTGAATGGAATCAGAACAATATTAAAGTTTCTATCAGAAACATTAAGACTTCTGACAATATTGAGTATAGCCCATATGGTTCGTTTGATGTCGTTATTAGAAGAATAGATGATTCTGACGATAGACCTGAAATTCTTGAGCAGTTTGTTGGATGCACACTAAATCCAGATGACGCAGACAATTATGTCGCTTCAAGAATTGGCGATAAATATACATCATTCGATCACACCGAAAGACTAAACAAAGAAATTGGAGTGTTTGATAATAGATCTAAATATGTAAGAGTAGAAGTTTCTGACAGGGTTGCAAACAAAGCAGTAGTTCCAGAAAGTCTTCCATTTGGTGTATATGGACCAGTTGTTTATAAATCTTTTGCAATCGTATCTGGCTCAAGTGGATTTGGAAAATACAAATCACCACTTGTAGCAGAAGCTCCTTTCGTCAAAGGTAACGCTCAGATTGTAAGATCTCTCGGAACTCTAAACGCAGCAGTTTATATGATGCCAGCAGGTTCTGGAGATTTCACTGGTTCTGTAGTCTTCCCAAGACCTCTTCTCAGAGGAGATACCACAACAGGAAGTTTGGCAAATGGAAGAAATGCATATTTCGGAGCATTTACAGATACTGTTTCTGGTAAGTTTGCAAAATCAACAAGAGATACACTAAGAAGTCTAGCAGCAGGAGTAAGCTCTTTTGACGCCTCAGACGCAGCAGCAACAGAACATGCTTGGTACTTTACTCTTGATGATGTAAAATATCTTGGCTCCTCAACATCTGATGCTCAATATGTTTCAGGCTCAAGAGTTCTCGGAACTTCAATCACAGCAGGCGGAACATATCAGACTCTTCTAAATGCAGGCTTTAACAACTTTACCACTGTAATGAATGGCGGGTTTGATGGTCTAGACGTTAGAGAGATAGAGCCATTTAGAAACTCTGAACTATCAAACAAGACAGACAAAACTTCTTATGAATACAATACAATTAAGAGAGCAATAGATGTTTGTAGAGACAGAGAAGATGTTAGATTTAACGTAATTTCTGTTCCTGGTCTAACAAATGCAAGTTTGACAAACAGACTTTTGACTGTATGTGAAGATAGAGGCGACGCTATTGCAATCATAGATTGCGAGAATGACTTCATTCCAAGAAGCGAAAGCTCTTCAAATCTTGAAGCAAGAACAATTTCTGTCGCAACCACAGTGTCTTCTATGAAAGATAGATCTCTTAATACCTCATATGGAGCAGCATATTCTACATGGGCAAACATAAGAGATACGCTGACAAACAACATAGTGCCTGTTCCACCAAGCGTTATTGCAATAGGAACTCTTGCATATAACGATGCTGTAGCAGCTCCATATTATGCACCAGCAGGCTTCTCAAGAGGTAACGTATCAAACGGAAGCTCTGGACTAAATGTTGTTTCGCTAGTTAAGAGACTAAGAGAGTCAGATAGAGATAAGCTTTATGACGCAAAAGTTAACTCAATTGCAAACATCTCAACTGCTGGTATAGTCGTATGGGGGCAGAAGACACTTCTTTCGACAAGTTCTGCACTAAACAGAATTAACGTAAGAAGAGCAATGATTCATATAGAAAGACTTGTAGCAGATGTTGCATATACCATAGTGTTTGATCCAAATGCTAGAGTAACTTGGAACAGATTTGTATCACAGGTTGAGCCAATTCTAAGGACAATTCTTGCAGATAATGGTATATCAGAATTTAAACTTGTCTTTGATGAGACAACAAATACCCCAGATAATATCGACAACAATATTGCATATGGTAAAATCTTCATCAAGCCAAGCAAAGCTATAGAGTTCATCGGTCTAGACTTCTCAATTACACCACAGGGTGCAAATTTCGAAGAACTTAGCTAATTAGGTCAAAGGGGAAAATATAAATGGCAGGAAATTTTTGGTCATCAGTAGAATCACAGCCTAAAAGACAGTTTACTTTCGTAGTAGATATGGGAGATATTCCAAGATTTGCCGTAGCTACAGCAAAAAAACCAAGCCTAACAGTTGAAATGGCAGAAGTGTCTTGGTTGAATCATACTTTTAAATATCCAGGTAGAGTAAAATGGAACGACATATCTATGACGTTCTATGATCCTATAAATCCAGATGTAGCTAAATCTCTTTATTTGAAGTTAAAGAATTCTGGCTATTATTGGCCTGAAACACCAGGCACTTTGCAAACTGTGTCAAAAAAAGACGTAACATTAGCGATTGGAAACGTTTTATTATCTCAGCTCGATCATTCTGGAATGGTTATAGAAACTTGGACATTAAAAAATGCATGGTTCTCGGCATTGAACTTTGGAAACCTTGACTATAAATCAAATGAAGTTATTACTATAGAGATGACACTTGTTTATGATTGGGCAGAAATAAGCGGCGTAAATAATACATAAAACTAAATCTTAAAGAGGAATAATGTCAGAGAGAAATAATCAAGAAAAATTTAAAGAAATTTTAGGGATGGCTGCAGTTAAGCCAGAAAAAAAGGTAAGACAGGCTTCCGTAGAACCTAAAGAACCAGTAGAAGTTAATTTAGATAGTTCTCATCACGATTTTACTCTTCCTGTTTACGAAGAACTCGTAGAATTGCCATCTAAAGGATTGTGTTATAAAGAGACACATCCTTTACATGGCAAAACTCATATTGAGATTAAACATGTATCAGGAAAAGAAGAAAAGATTCTAACAAACAAAGACTATCTTAAATCTGGTGTTGCACTATCATCGTTTGTTAAGAGTCTCATCTTAGATGAAGACTTAAAAAAACAATCAAATTTTGATGAAATTGTTGATGCAGATAGAACTGCAATCATTCTAGCAGCACGAATATCAGCTTTCGGAAACGAATACGAAGTTGACATTACGTGTCCATCATGTTTTCATAAAGAAGAATACATGTTTGATTTGCTAGAAAATAAAAAGAATACTGGCTTTTTTGATCTTCCAGAAGAAGAAAAAGAAGGGATTGAGTACGTAGGAGGTGGTCTTTTCAAGTTTACTCTTCCCACTTCTGGCCTATCTGTGACTACTAGAATAAGCACACAGAATATGGCATCAAAGATTGAAAAAATGACGGCTGCTAATAAGCCAATAGATTTTTGTGTTATTTTTACAGAATTAGTTGAAAAAATTAACGATGTAGAGCTATCAAAAGAACAGAAATCACAGGTTCATGATGCATTAAAGCTGTCAGATATTTGGGCGTTTAAGAAAATGCTAAAGAAGATATCGCCAGTGTTTTCTCTAGAGCAAGATTGGAGATGTAGCAATTGCGAACTTGAAGACCAGATGGAGGCTCCAATCACTTCACGTTTTTTATTTCCAAAATTATAAGAAAATTTAATCTTGTTCCAGAAGAAAATGGATCAGAAATATCTTGGTTCTGCACATTCTTCATGAAACAAGATTGGATTCTTCCAATTAGCATCGTTGATGACTATAACGCAAATCTACATGAAGCAATAAATGAAATGATATGCGAGCATAATTGGAGGCTCTATGAGATACTAAGTTTGCCAATTGGACTTAGAAATTTTCATAAAAATTGTATAAACAATAGAGTTCAAAGAAAAAACGATCAAATGTCCGAAAAGTGAAAAAAAACACCCCAGATTTTCTGGGGTTTTTGCTATTTATATTGTAAAATTATAGGATTTACCAAATGGCAGCTCCACCACCAAATAATGATTACGCTCAAGAAACACAGAAGCTTAAAGAAGTAAATGAATTTATAGAAAAAGCTTTTGAGAATACAGAAAAAATGAGCGAAAAGCTAAAGAATAGCATTAAGGAACTAGCCGAAAGGGCGAAAGAGGCAGGAGCTTTTATAGAAAAAGCAAAATCAGGCTTTCAGGGTGATGAATTACTAGAAAGAGTTGGAAGAACTGCTCAAAAAGTGCTTGAGGCAGCAACCAAAGAAAACATACAAAAATCACAAGAGTTAATAGAGTTAGCCAAACAAAGAATAGAGCTTGAAGAAAAAATAGCGACTTTAACCATAGGTAGCAAGGAAAGAGAGGAAGAAGAAAAAGCGTTAGATGATCTTGAAAAAAATTCAAAAACAAAGAAGGCTGCTTTAGAAGAAAACGAAAAAAAACTTAAAAACCTTCAAGCTCTTTCTGAAAAATATAGCAAAAATGTTTATGGTGTATTTCAAAACTATTTAGGGATTAAAGATTTAACTAAAACAGGTTTCACCACTATGTTTCAAAACATAGAAATTGGTGGTGTCAAAATGACAAAATTTAGATTGCTTTTAAATGAGGCAAAAGATGCTTTTGTTAAGCTGGTAAATCCACTAAATCTCATAAACAACATTTTGAACGTAATGTCTATTAATACATTAAAAGCTGTCAAACAGTGGGACAGCATGATAAATGAATTCGAAAGAGCTACAGGTATCGTGAATCAATATGATGATTTGTTGTTTTCTCTTTGGAGAAACAATTTAGATTTAGGTGTCTCTGCTGAAAAAGCTGGGCAAGCCTACAAAGTTCTTATAAATGAATTTATTGGATTTACTTCTGTTTCTAAGGAAAACAAAGAGAAGATGGGTGACATGTTGGTCATCATGGATAGGCTTGGTGTGTCCTTTGAAGATTTTACGAAAACCACATCTTTTATGATGGATGTTTTAGGTCAATCTTTTGAATCTGTATCCAAGTTTAGAGGTGAACTAATGGGTCTAGCAGATCAAATGGGTTTACCTCTACAGCAAGTATTCAAAGGTTTTAATGAAGCTGCCCCTAAATTAACAAAATGGGGAAATGAAGCCACAGAAGTGTTTAAAAAGCTAATAGTTCAAGCAAAAGGTCTTAGGCTTTCGACAAGTGAACTTTTGGCTGTCGTAGAAAATTTTGACACCTTCGATGAAGCTGTTCCAAAAGTTGCAAGACTAAACGCTATTTTGGGTGGTCCATATCTAAACACCATCGAAATGATGAAGATGAAAGAGGACGAGAGAGCAGAGGCTATGATTAAGGCTTTTCATGCTTCTGGTAAAATGTGGGAGACTCTTTCTGCTCAAGAGAAACAAGCTGTTGCGAGAGCTGCTGGCATTAATGACTTAACTGTTGCACAGAGGATGTTTACGCAATCAATCGAAGAACACAGAAAAGCTCTACAGGGTTCAGCTGTATCAGAAGAAGAGGCAAAAACAAGAGCAGAGGCTACACTAGCAATTCAGGAAAAACTTGCAAGCATAGCTTCTGCGTTTGCTGTTTTGGTAAGACCAATAGTGGCAGTTATTGATCAACTTCTAACTTGGTTCTTACAATTTAATGATTGGGTTGGAGGGTATCTTCCAGAGATATTGCTTGGAGGGCTAACCGCGATATGGTTTTTTACTGGTGGATTGAAAAAGGCTTTTACATGGTTTAAGGAATTGTTTTCTGGTGGTGGCGAAGAAGGTGGTGGAATATTTAAGAGTATAGGAAATTTCTTTAAAAATACTGGAGAGTTAGTTAAAAAAGGTGGCGTTGCAATAATTGATGCGCTTAAAGGAATTGGTGGAAAAGTTACTGAATTTATGAAAAGTTTCGGCCCTAAATTTGTTGAAGGTGCTGGAAAAATAATAAGTGCAATCGGAAATGTTTTGAAAACAGCAGGAACTGCTTTAATAAACGGTATTGGTGCTGTAGGGAAAGCGTTAGTTACAAATGCTCCGTATATAATATTAGGTGCTGCTGTTATTGCAGCGTCAATAGCAATATTGGCAGCAGGACTTAAGGCTCTTGCTTGGGGTATTGAAGCAGTAGATAAAGCATTTTCTGGTGTAGCAAAAGAGCAAGCAAGAGTTGATATGATAAAAGACATGCTTCAGTTTGGCGACGCAGAATCTAGACTAGAAGGTTTATCAAAAGGTTTAGAAAGTGTTGTAGAAAGTTTTACTAAATTTGGAGATATACCAAGCGACAGCATAGACAATGTGGAATCAATAATGAAATCGTTGAAAGAAAGTCTGCCAGAGATGGCAACTATGAAAATTGGAGCGCAAGTAATTCCATTCTTAGAATCATTAGGAAATATAGTACAACCACTGTCGGTTTCTTCAGAAAATACTTCAAAAGTTTTTGAAAACGTAAAGACTCAAATAAAAGAAATTGCAGCAATCAAGCCAGATAAAGAGACAGTGCAGGCCCTTAAAGAACTTGCATCAATCATGAAAGCCCAAACAGAAGCTAAACCAATGACATTTACAGCAGAAATAAACGATCATATTCTTGCTAAGTTTGTTACAAAAACAATGAATAGTGCAATCACTCCAAACACTCAAGCAGGAAAGACAATAAATCCAGTTCTATAATAAAGGATAAAATATGAGCAATTCAGAGCCAGGCTATATTACCACATCTAGAGCAAGTGGACTTGTGTTGGAATTTCAATATATGGCAGCTAAAGAGAACACTCAACAAGCTGGAGTTTTAAGGCCTAAATCTGTAAAGTTTTCGGCAATGTTGAAATCTATCTCAGATCAGTATGAATCTTCATGGGAATCTGAGGATGTCTGGGGCAGGATGGATGGTATTTATAATTATCAAAACACAAAAAGAAAATACAACCTTACATGGGATATTCCTGCCTGGGATTTAGCTGAAGCAAAAGATAACTTAAGAAATGTTGGCATCCTTGCAAACTTTCTGTACCCAGGAATAACATCAAATCTTTTTACAAAACCAAATGGACAGGGTGGTCAACTGTTTAAAGCAAATATAACAGATATAAAGTCGCCACCTATTCTTACATTAAAATACGGAAACCTAATAAGAGATGTAAATACAGGTGGAGGGCTTTATGGATTTATTGACGGTGGTTTTTCTGTAAACATGAAAGTAGAACAAGGAATGTTCGCAGAATCATGGGGAGCAGAAGGGCAACTTGTTAACAAGGGGTTAGAGGCATATCATCAAAGAAGAGACTATCTTAACCTTTATCCAAAAATGATAGAATTAAGCATTTCATATAGAGTTCTCCATAGCCATAAGTTAGGGTTTGACATTCAGACAAATCAGGTAGATGATCAATCTGTTGATATGTTCCCATATGGTTTTGACAGAAATGTTATATTAGATCAGCCACAAGGGGAATTATCAGAAGTGCCAGAAGAAACGTCTCCATTGTTGGAAAGCTTTACTGTTTCTAGCGATTGGGCAGCTGTAAAAGATTATTCAGGAGATGGTGTTGAAAACAATCAGACTTCCGGTCTTTCCGTAGCAGAGGCTAGAAAACAAGAAGAAGATCTTAAAGCTCTTGAAATAGACGGCAACAGAAGAACGCTATACAGAACAAATAATGGATTTATGAATGTACCAGTGCAGAATAGACCAAATGGAGAATAACAATGTCAAGAGATTCATCCAGAAAAGTTTCGCAAATAAACATAGATACATATCAAGAAATGCTTCAAAACAGAAGCATAAAAAGTGCAAATATTTATGAGTCCATGGAGCTTTATTACCCAACTAAGTCGCAGCTAAAAAACGTAACAATGATACAAGAAACATGGAAAGATGGAGATAGATTTTATAAATATGCAAATATATATTACTCAGATCCGTCTTTATGGTACATAATTGCCTTCATTAACAACGCTCCAACAGATTCTCATGTGGTGCTTGGGCAAAATATACTAATACCAACACCAGCAGAACTTGTACTGAAGTACATACACAACAAATAAGGAATTTAAAAATGTCTAAATTTAATATTATTTTTGAAAATGTTGATTTAACTTTGCCAAATGCAGAATGGATAAATATGTTTGGTGATTTTGTCAAAAAATATGTTACAGGAGAACAAACTGACTTACAAAATAAAGCAAAAATAAAAGGAACAAGAGATCAGATTAATTCATTCATGGAAGCTCTAAAACAAGAAAGGAAATATTTCCTACTTGCTCAAAAAGAAGGCGCTATGAGCAGAGATCTAATGGAGCAAGAAAATGTTGTTAAGAAAGCTGTAGAAACTTTTGAGCAAATTACAAAGATACCATGGCCAATTAGGTAAAAAAAATGTCAGCAAACGTAGCGTTAAATGAAACAAAACAAAATATCTTATTAAGAAACTGTAAAAAAATTTCAGACTTCTTAAACAGAAGAGGTGCGGACGCAACGTCCAGAGTTCAATCAAGAGGGTTTTATACCTTACAAATAAACGAACCAGAGCTTGCTATAAATAAAATTACAGGAATAGATCCTAAGTATGCTGCTAGATTTATAAATATGAAAAATCTAGAAAGAAATTTTCTAGTGCCCATATTAGAAATATCAAGAGTTGCATCTGATGGAATAGAAACGCCAATTCAATTTACTGGACATTTTACTGAAGAATATGTCAATTTTATGCAAGATCCAAAAATTGATGTACTTTCTCAAGATGGTGCGCCTGTATCTGGTTGCGGCATAAAAAGACTTACAATAGAAGAAAGACCAGAGAACTTAGCGGACGTAAACATAAAAGCAACAATGGAACTTGTTTTTGAGAACGCAGCAGCGCTACTTCAATCGAACATCAGAGAGCTAATAACAGTTCCAAAAAAAATGACAAAAGAAGATCCTCTAGACTATAGACTAAGAGTGAGAGTGGGATGGAGGGTCCCAGAGGATGTATCTGGATATATAGATGATGAATTTAAGGAAGCTATTGATAAATGTAATAAGTTGTACTTGTTTGAATTAATTGGACACAATCTTTCATTTAAATCAAATGGTAAAATAAGTTTAACTATAAACTATCAGGGTGCGCTTGAGGCGGCATTCGAATCAGAAAGAGCTGATATTTTAAGTTTGGACAATTTTGAATATAGATTTTATACTCTAACAAAAGATGTTTTTGTTGCTTTAGAAAACTACAAAAAAGAGAAAAAAGAACTTGAAGATCTTTTGAAAAAAAAGGATGAAATATACACTAATAGCAGTCAATTTGAAATTGAAAGAAAAGTCAAAGAAATTGACTCTAAAATTAAAACAAAAGAAGAAGAAATTCAAAAATCAAAGAAAACTTTATTAAACTTTACTTATTCAAAATTTTTAAATAAACTGTATAAAAATAGTTTTCTTTATACTATAGAAATTGAAGAAGAATGGTTTAAAACGCAACCTTTCAAAAGCCTTAATGATCTTGCGCAAACGCTTATTTCTGCTACAAACTTTGGTCTTGAGGCAGCTGGTAGCACCTCTACATACAGTCTTCTAGATCTAGCAATACCAGGAGCAACATCTCAGGACTTCTTGACAAAAGATCCAGAGGTAGAGAAAAGACCGATTGGAGATATTCGTCCAGAAAATGGGCAAGCGACACCAAATGTTGTAAGTGTAACTGATTCAGAAATAGAGTTTAACGGCACAGATCCTGATGGCACAGGAGAAGAGCCAGATCCTGACGAAGACGAGGTTGATGAAGATAAAGTAAAAATAGCTTTTTTTACATACGGCGACCTAATTGAAAGCATAGTAGATACATTGTTAGTTGGAAATTTAGAGCAATATAAAATTGTATTAGGTTCTATAAGATATTACAATAACAAAGATCAGACAACTTCTCTGATAAATTTAGCTGATATTCCAATATCTGTCGATCTTTTTAATCAATGGTTTTTTAACACTGTTATAAAAGAAAGAAGAGAGACAATGTTTTTAAAACAGTTTATAATAGAAAGTTTGCAAACTCTGATAACTCCACTACTTGGATTTAAGAACTCAGCAGGGCAGCCATTGTTTGGAAACTTTGCACCAGATATTACAATCATCACATCTACAGAAAATATTTCTCTGAGAAACTTTGATTCAAAAGTGTTATCAGAAACCGATCTTAAAAATATTATAAGAACATCAGAAAAAGATATAAAAAAATCACAAAAAACATATCAATATATGATTGTAAATTTATTGTGGCCTCCTCCGGGTACATTAAAAGGAAAATTTGAAGACGATTTAGAAAATGGCATACAGCATATAAGGCTTGGACAAACAGATGGTATACTTAGAAATATATCTTTTGAAAAAACAGATTTCTCTGAATATCGTTCTGCAAGAATGGTAGGAGATCAACTAAATACAGCTGGTCAAATACTAAGAGAACAATATGACTGCACTGTTAACGTCATAGGGAATCCTTTGTTTCATAACGGATCTTATTTTTATGTAGACTCTGTGTACATGGGAGATATAGGAAGAGCCGCACAGAACATATTAGGAGTTGGTGGTTATTATTTGATAAACGGAATAGAAACAACTATTTATCCGCATAAGTATGACATGACAGTAAAAGGTTTCTGGCAATTTGCTGGGACTGAGTTTTATGGAACACAGGCAGATATGATAAACGGACAAGAAGGAAGGGGTGCCGTAAGAACAGACCTTAAGAGACAAATTGGAAATATTGATAATGCTGTAACTTCTGCACAAACACCAGTTCAAGCGATAGAAAACACACAGCCACCACCTGTTACTATTGTGCCTGGTCGGTTTGAACAACAAGGACCACTTACCGAACAAGAGAAAGAGCAGCAAAAATTAGATGACGCTCAAGCCGCTGCGATTTTTTAAAAATAAATTATGTTAAAAGATTTTTTTGAACAACAAATAGTATACGATGCTCTAGGAAGAACTAGAGATAACATTTTTGACTTTTCTAGGTTTTTAGAATACGGAAAGGTCAACGATTACAGTTATTATGTTCCAAAAAGAGAAGATATAACAAAGTTTCCTTCTTTTGGAGAGCAATCTGCTTTAAAGTTTGTTGTTTCTGATTTTGAAAAACTTTTATCCGATCTAAACTATTCTTGTTTTATTGGAAATATACCAAACGAGAGCTTGTTTCATATAAACAACATAGATATTAAAAAATCTTATATGAATCCATATGTTCAATATTATAATTATCTTTTTGGACACTTTAAGGTGTATCTGTATCTTGGAAAAGATGATGTAACATGCGCTGGCATGATTAAAAACTTTCTTGAATTTATTAAATTAAATAATTATAAATTTACAATATATCACGCTCTAGAGACAGGAATCTGTGATATATTTACATCTGGTTTGGCTATAGCTTATACAGACAATAATGTGGAAAAAAAAGATATATACGAAGATCTTTCGTTTAGTTATTTTCTAAATTTGTGCAAAAAGCACAATTTTTATGTCCATAAAAACAAACCAACTATTATGGTATATAAAATTAATCCTTCTTATGATTTCTCATCGCATGTTCAAGCAGACGATGACAAGTTATTTAGTTTCTATAAGATTTTCTTTGAAAAATGTTGGGAACTATATAGAGAAGTTTATAAAAACAATATAGATGCAAGAAATAACTATTTTCAAATAGACAATAATCATTTTTTTAGCTTCCTAACTGAGAGAAGATTATTTGAAAAAAAATTACCAGTTGAAGGGATGCTTTCTGCAATTACTGATCTACAACAAAGACTAGGGTACGCAGAAGCGATGAAGGTCTTAAACTCATCAAGATTAAAAGATGATACCAATTCACCCATCCCAGAAATACAACTTATGTGATACAGAATCTTACTGTACATGGAACTTTAATCCAGCAATAGACGAAATAAATATTGAATACTGTTGCATATACGCGAATACTCCTTATATAAACGAAGTCTCTACGCTAGAGAAAAAAGATAACGCTATATTGTCAAAGCTTTTTTCGAACATTAAAGCTATTGAAAATTCTAAAATAAATGTATTAAATGTAAATATATATGACTATATACCTTCTCATATAGTTTCTGAATATGTAGAGTATCATAATGCTGTATGTCAGCACGTACTTTCTAATTTTGAAAAACCAGCCGACTATGATATAGTTAAAATGCTATTAAAAAGCTTGTATAAAATATCCAGCAGAAGCTTAAGTGTATCAAGCAACGATATGAGAGAAAAATACGGAAATCAAATTTGTCTACACCCATTTACCAAAACAGGAAGGTTGGGCGTAGTTCATAAAACATTTCCAATACTTTCTTTGAAAAAAGATGATAGAAAATTTTTAACTCCAAAAAATGATTATTTTCTTGAATTAGATCACAATGGAGCAGAGATCAGAACGCTGATGTATCTTTGTGGCATGGAACAACCAGACACAGATGTTTATATGTTCATAAACAAAGAGTGTTACAAAAACTCTCTAACAAGAGAAGAGATTAAAAAAAATATAATTACAACGCTATATTCTGGGACTGATAATATTGGCAGCCTATCAAACATTTTTGACATAAAATCTCTAAAAGATAAGTATTTTATTGACAATTATGTAGTAACGCCATTTGGTAAAAAAATAAAGAGCGACGATTATCATTTTTTGAACTACCTATGTCAGTCAACATTTTCTTATGTGTTTTATTTTCAAATGATGAACATGCAAGAGTTTTTAAAAAACAAAAAAAGTTATGTTGCGTTTCCTATGCACGATAGTTTGATTATAGATTTAGCAGAAGAAGATGTTTCTTGTGCGAGAGAAATAGTTTCTCTTTATTCAAATACTGTTTTTGGTAAATTTTTAGTCAATAAAAAGCTAGGAATAAACTATTTAGATATGGTAAAGGTATGATTTTAACTGTTTCTGACTATTTGTCACTAGAAGATAGTTATCTTATTTCTTCTTCTACTAAATCAAAAATAAAAACTCCTAAATTTAAAAATTTAGAAGAGTGTGAAAATTGGTTTATCGAAAACAACATTGACTTAGAAATAAGTGACAAAAACATCACACTTGTTTTGATGGGTGGCGATAGCTTGTGCGGATCAGCCTTATATTTGTGTGAAAATTTAACAAAAAAATCAAATAAAATCAACATCGTGTATTTTATACAAGAACAATCTAGACTATCTTTAAACGAAAAGACTAATAACAAAATTGCGGGAAATGTTCTTCAAGAATATGCAAGATCTGGTTTGATAGAATCAATTTGTCTAATTGACCTATCTGTAATAAATAGAATTTATGAAAACATTCCTATTCTGAGATATAAACAATATGAAAATCTAGTCGTTAGTGATATAGTTAATTTTATTGACTGGACAAGCACTAACCCAGAACCAATTTATGGAAAAAATATTGAAAATTCAGCCATAAATAGGATAAAGACTGTATCGTATGTGTTTTTACAAAATGCACAGAAAATAGATTTCTTTAACCTAGAAATGTCATCACTTGCTGAGAAAAATTTTTATTTTTTGATGTCTGATACAGAGCTTGACAGCAACGCATCCGCTCTTAGCATCATCAAGACAATAGTGGGCGATGACAACAACTCTAGCTTTGCAGTTTATAACATAGGGAGTTCTGTCAGGGCTAATCATTTTTGTATAAACTCTACCAATCTGGTAAAACAAATAAATTAAAAAGGTGGTAAATATGAATCTACAAGATCTACTAAACAAAACAAAACTAAATCTAAATCAGCTAAAAAACAAAGATACAGAAACAGATAAGAAGGAGCTTTCTCCTGCAAGATGGCTTCCTGATGTCGGTTCTTATTTCGTGAGGTTTCTAACGTCAGATGAGGACGCAGATCTCAAGAAGGATATGTGGTTCCGTAAATTTGATGTTCACTTCTTTGAAAAGAAGGCTTTCATTTGTCCAAAATCTTTCGGACACAAGTGCCCACTCTGTGAATACGGGTGGGGTCTTTTCCAGCAACTAAAGGAAAAAAACTCCAAGCTAGAAAAGGATAAAAAGGATAGGAGTTACGCTCCATTTCTCCCAACGCAGAGATATGTTGTGAAACTACTAGTTCGACAGTTTGAAGATCTAAAAGGCGAAAAGCTTAACTTCGAAGAAGTGGAGCTGAAAAACGTAGGAGCTCCTATCGTAAGACTTTTCGATCTATCTGCGACAGCTATTGAAGATATCAATAAAGTAATCTTTGATCCAGAATATGGAGATATTACAAATATTCTTGAGGGTTTTGATTTCCGTCTAACAAAAGACAAAAAGAAAGAGGGTGATAAATCTATGCAGTCAACTATTTCTTTTACTGTACGACGAAATCCAAGTCCTGTCTTTAGCAAGGAGCTTCTTCCTGCTACAAAAGAAGAAAAGTTCATTGAGACTTACACAAAGATGATGGACTCTTCTCCAAGAATGCAAGAAAGGTTTGATAATCTATCAAGCGCAGATATTATCTCTCTGCTTGAAACCCATCTTTCAAAGATGAAGAATGCAGATTCTGAAACTGTTAAGTTCGACGGAGCCTCAGCAAAAGAAAAAGAACCTGAGCAGACTCAAGACGCTTTTCAGGAAAGCAGGGCTTCTAAATTTTCTGCTGCTGTATCAAAATTTGGATTTAGCTCAGACTGATCTGGTGCTTATGGTATGAACGAACGGGGATGCTCGAACAAAGCTCCCCGTTTGTTTTATTATAAAATATAAGGTGGTAAAAATGTCAGTAAGAGAAGATATTAAACAATTAGATACAGATGATATTAAAAATCTAATCAACAAAAAAGCTGGAAGGAATGTAGCGGCATCTTTCAAGGAAAGTAAGATGCTAGAAACTCCATATTGGATTTCCACTGGATCTAGATGGCTAGATTCAATTATTTGCAAAGGAAAAATTGCAGGAATTCCTGGAGGACATATCACAGAAATTGCGTCACAACAGGGTGGCGGTAAATCGTTTTTGGCTCTGATGATTGCTAAAAACGCTATCGATCTTGGCTTGACTGTTGTATATTTTGATTCTGAGGGCGGTGTAGAAAAAGATTTCGTACAAAAATGTGGAATCGATCTTTCAAAGATTATCCATATCGTAGTTCCTTCTATGGAAAAAATGTTTGATACCGTAGACAATCTTCTGAGCAATACACAGAATAGATATCTTTTTATTTGGGATTCATACGCTGCAACGCCTTCTGAATCTGAAATGGTGGGTGACTATAATCCATCATCTCAAATGGCATCTGCTCCACGAGTAGCAAATCTTGCAATGAAGAAGCTTCTTGTTCCTCTTCTTGAAAGGCAGTCTACTCTTGTTGTACTGAATCAAGTTCGAGATAATATTGGAGCAGACAAGTGGACTCTTCTTAAGGAGCCATTTAAAACTCCTGGAGGCAGATCTCTGCAACACGCATACATGTTAAGAATCTGGATGTTTGTCGGTGCATCAAAAGATGATGCACTAATGAACGAATCTGATCTTAAAATTGGACATCAAGTTTCCGCAAGAATCAAGAAGTCGAGATATGGCTCAGAAAGTAGAAGGTGCAAGTTGGCTTTTGTATGGGGTTCAGCAGAGAACCGAATTGCAGATGAAGAGTCTTGGCTAGAGGCACTAGAGGGTTGTGATAAACTAAAGAAGGGTGCGTGGTGCAAGCTCGTAATGGAAGACGGTAAAGAAGTTCCGTTCAGAGCAACTGAATGGGTTGAGAAATTAAAAGATCCAACATTCAAAAAAAGAGTTTTACAGATTTTAGACGAACACCTACTTAGCTATGATGACTCGAATAGCAAAAACGGAGATTCGTTTGAAGTACAGGATTGAAAATGAGACAAAAAATAGTTTTAATAGACGCTAATAATTTATTTTTTGCTTGTTATTGCGCAGATCCGACAATAAACAAAGACAATGCTCACATAGGAGGTATATCTTCTTCTCTAAAGTCTTTGCAGAAAGTTTGTACAGAGATTAAGCCACACAAAATAATATTTGTATGGGACGGCAAAGGTTCTTCTTCCTCTAGAAGAAAGATGGTGGAATCTTATAAAGAAGGAAGAAAGGCTCCTAAGCCGCTAAATCTTAACAGATATCATCAGGCAGAGTCTCCAGAAAAAGAAGCTGAAAATAGAAGATGGCAACAGGCAAGATTTATAGAAATTCTTAATTATTGTCCAGTTGTACAGATATGCGAAGCTGGCGTTGAAGCAGATGATGTCATTTCTCATCTTGTAAAAAATTACAAACACGATGACATAAAAGTAATTATGTCCAACGATAAAGACTATCTGCAGCTTGTAGAGGAAAATGTAATTTTATACAGATTCTCTTCAAAGAGATTCTTCTCAAAGAAAGATGTTGTTGACGAATATGGGGTGCTTCCAAGTAATATGGCTCTAGCAAGGGCTGTTGAGGGAGATAAATCAGATAATCTTCCAGGCGTCCCAAAAGTTGGAATCAAGACTGTATTGAAATATTTTCCACAATTTGCAAAAAAAGAAAATATACTAATAGATGAATTTTATGATTTAATTCATGAAAAATTGCAAGAAAAAAAACTTGCAAAATCTCTAATTAGCATGTCTTCAGAGAGGCAGGTTGTAGAAAATAATTATAAAGTAATGCAGCTTTATTCTCCATTAATTGATGCAAAGACAGCGCTTCAGATTGAATCAATAATAGATTCAAAAGAGTATGATTTTAACGTGACAAATTTCAATTTTCAAATCATGAAAGATGGCATGTACTACTCTGAATTCATGAATCTTGTTGACCATTTCGTAAAGATTCAAAACTTCAATAAAAAATAATTGAAAATATATTCTTGCTTTTAGCCTGAGAAATTCAGGCTATTTTTGTCTTAAGGAAAACTGAATGAAAACAGAAAAACAAACATTCTCAAAATACGGTTTATCTTTTCAGGAAAATTTGCTAAAAATTCTTGTGCTTGAAAAGCAATTTTGCGATCAAATGATGGAAGTTCTTGACTATTCTTATTTCGAAACAGAACAGTTTAGAACTTTTTGGAAAATACTCTCTAAATACAAAAATGAATATAAAACTCATCCTACAATTTCTACTTTAGAAACAATTGTAAACACTAAAGCAAATATAGAAAATATTTCTGTATCTACACAGATAAAAGCTTTTCTATCCGAGCTTTCGAGAGTTGAAGAGATTAGAGATTCTGAATTTATAAAGCAAAAATCTATTGAATTCTGTAAAAAACAGAAAATCAAAGAAGCGATGCTTGATTCTATTAAAGATTTAGAGAATGATGACTTTGATTCTGCTCACTCAAAAATAGATGAAAGTTTTAAGCTTGGTTTAGATAATGATGTTGGTCATGATTTCATGGACGACATTGATTACCGATATTCTCCTACTGCTCGAATTGCTATTCCTTATCCATGGGACTGCATGAATAGTATTACAAAAGGAGGAATCGGACAGTCTGAAGTTCATGTGGTTTTAGCGGGTACAGGTGTGGGTAAATCAATTACGCTTGTAAACTTTGCCGCAAATGCTGCAAAACTTGGCTACAATATAGTATATTATACTTTTGAAAACCCAGATTTTGACATTGGACAACGCATGGACGCTTATCTTACAAGAATTCCAATGGAAAAACTACATAATCATAAAGATCAGATTAAAGAGGTTTCAAAAACTGTTAAGGGTAAACTTATCATCAAATCTTACCCAATGCATACTCACACCATTAGAACTGTAGAGAATCATCTAAACAGACTTAGGGCAAAAGGTATTAAGATTGATGCTGTAGTAATTGATTATGCAGAATTGATGCTTCCCTCTGACGGAGGAACAGGATTAGATGGAGAGGTAAAGGTAATGTACGACACAGTATCTTTTGCCCAAAGAATGAATATTCCTGTCATGACAGCAGCCCAAGGAAATCGAGATGCTATTGATGAAGATGTCGTCACCATGAAACATGTTCAGGGAGCTTATAAAAAATATGGACCAATACACTTTGTACTTACATTATCTCAGGCTGGTAACGCATTCTCGGCAAAAAACCGTATCGGCAAATCAGACTTGACTTTTCCGTTTACTAAAAACGGAGACATCATGACTATAGATATCAGAACAGGATACTCTGAAGGATTCTCTGACATCAAGAAAGAGATTGATCCAAAAGAAGAACTTCAAAGATTTATTGAAAAACAAAAGCGTGGAAATAAAAAAAATGATTATTGATTAAAAAAAGGGGAAAAGTATGAGCGTAAATGAAAAAACAAAAAAGATTGAATCGGATTATTCAAAGTATATTGCAATGTCTAGATATGCCAGGTATCAGGATGGTCTAGATCGAAGAGAAACATGGAAAGAAACCGTAACGAGGCTTTGTTCTTTTTGGAAAGAAAAATATCCAGATTTATTTCCATACGAAGAAATGCATAAGCATATTGAATCTATGGATGATATGCCCTCTATGCGTTCTCTTATGACAGCAGGAAAGGCATTAGATCGTGATCAAGTTTCTGGTTACAATCCTGTTGTGGGTTCTACCCGTGTTGTCACTAGAGAATTTGGAAACGTCGCCATTTCATCTTTGAAAGATAAAACCGCGACAGTTTTGAATATTGACGGTAAATGGACTCAAGCGTTCTTTAGAAGCTATGGTTGCCAGAATATATTTTCTGTAAATACGAAATTAAATTCTAATACGGAAAAAACTGTAGGTTGTACAGGTAATCATCGGTGGGTATTACAAGACGGTACTGTAAAATCAACCTCAGAGCTAAAAGCCGGAGATAGAATTAAATTTGTTTCTGCGCAAAAACCTGAATTAGATGAAGATTATGAACTCGGCGTTAGACATGGTATAATATATGGAGATGGAACTGCTACAAAAACTTGCGAAAGAGTAAAAGGATATCACATAAGACTATGTGGCGACTCTAAAGAGTTGATTTCATGGTTTTCAGAATATCCAGTAGCGTACCCTCCAAGCGCAAACGGCGATCCTGTTATAATGATGTATGATGCATTTGCAGCTACTCATTCACTGAAACAGTTGCCACCAGAAACAGAAAGCGATAGTTATTTACTAGGGTTTATTAGAGGATGGATGGCGGCAGATGGATCTGTGACAAAAACTTCTCAAGTTTCACTTTGCACGTCAGATTCCGGGCTGGAATGGCTACAGAATAATGGAGAGCGTCTCGGATTTGTAATTCAAAGAGTTTACAAGCAATCGTCAGAAACAAATTACGGAAAGAGGCGACAGAACAGTTATGTTATTTACATAAGTCGTTCTTCTTGTACAAAAGAAGATTTTCTTTGTTCGTGGAAAAGAAATAACTTTCAAGAACTAAATTCTCATTTCGTCGTTTCTTCAGTTGAAGAAACACAAAATGTAGAAGAAGTGTTTTGTGCAGAAGTGCCAGAAACAAATACATTTGTTATTGAAGGAGGGATGGTAACAGGAAACTGTTCATATTTGCCAATCAATGATCCAAGATGTTTTGATGAGGCGATGTATATCCTCATGTGCGGAACTGGCGTAGGCTTTTCTGTAGAGAGACAAGAAGTATGCAAATTACCATCAATTCCAGATGAACTTTTTGAATCAGAAACAGTTATCAAAGTAAAAGATTCAAAAATTGGATGGTGTACTGGTCTTAGAGAATTGATTTCATTACTTTATGCAGGAAAAATCCCAAAATGGGATCTGTCAGGACTTAGACCAGCAGGCTCTAGGCTCAAAACATTTGGCGGTAGATCAAGTGGTCCACAGCCTTTAAATGATGTATATTCTTTTATTGTTTCAATATTCAAGAGAGCGGCAGGAAGAAAACTCACTTCTATTGAATGCCATGATATTGTATGTAAAATAGCAGAATGTGTTGTGGTCGGTGGTGTTAGAAGAAGCGCCCTGATTTCGCTTAGCAATCTTTCTGACGAGAGAATGCGAGACGCAAAGACAGGACAGTGGTGGGAAAAAGATGTACAGCGTGCATTGGCAAATAATTCTGTTGCATATACAGAAAAGCCAGAAATAGGCATCTTTATGAAAGAATGGCTATCTCTTTACAATTCAAAATCTGGCGAGAGAGGAATTGTAAATAGACATTCTGCAAAGAAAAATGCGGTTAACACAGGAAGAAGAGATCCTAATCATGATTTTGGAACAAATCCATGTCTTACTTCTGATACATGGATCTTTACTGACTCTGGTGCAAAGCAAGTAAAAGATCTTGTCGGTATTCCATTTACTGCAATACTTGATGGCAAAAAGTATCCTTCTACATCACAAGGATTTTTCTCATCTGGCATAAAACAAGTTTATCAAGTCAAATTAAAGAATGGAATGTCTATTAAATGCACAGGAAACCACAAATTTTTGACCAAAAATGGCTGGAAAAAAGTGGAAGAGATGGGTTCCGATGAGCATATTATTCTTGATAACAATCAAGGATTACATACATCTTGGGGTTCGAAACGTGGTGATTTCGAAAAGGGATGGCTTCTTGGTTCGCTATATGGTGATGGAAATATAGCAAAAGATACTGCAAATCTTGATTTTTGGGGAGACAATAGATATGAAATGCAGAATCTTTCTAAGATGTACTTAACTGAATTCCTTGTATGCAGAACAGATTGCGGAACAGGCATTGGACAACCAGAACATGACAGAGTAAGAATTGGTTCTCTATCTCTAAGAGAACACGCAATTGCATATGATATGTATGACTTTGACACAAAATCAAAGAAGATATCTGAACTTGTAGAAAAAGAATCTTCAGATTTTACAAGAGGATTTTTATGCGGTTGGTTTGATGCAGACGGAAGTGTGCAGGGAAATCATAAGAAAGGAATTAGTGTTAGACTCTCATCTTCTGATCTCAAAGCACTTCAGTATGCACAGAGATCACTTTCTAGACTAGGAATTGTTTCCAAGATATACGAAAATAGGCATGATGCTGGATACAGACTGCTTCCAGACGGAAATGGCGGATATAGAGAATATCATTGTAATGCAACACACGAACTTGTTGTATCCAACAAGAGCGTTCAAGCGTATTCAGAAATTGTTGGATTCAAGGATTCTAATAAGAATTCAAGACTGATGAATTATCTCTCTTCATATAAGAGAGAAATGAATTGTGATAAATTCTCTAGCAAAATAAAATCAATTATAGCAATTGGAGAGCAAGAAGTATTTGACTGTCAGATTCCTGAAAAGAATGCGTTCAGTGCAAACGGACTTGTGTCTCATAACTGTGGCGAAATCTCCCTTAGACCATTTGGATTCTGCAACCTTTCTGAAGTTATTGTAAGAGAAGATGATACTTTAGAATCACTTCTGAACAAAGTTAGAGTTGCTACAATTATTGGAACATTTCAGTCTACTCTTGTTAATTTTAGATATCTAAGAAGCATATGGAAAAAGAATGCAGAAGAAGAAAGGCTCCTAGGTGTTTCTCTAACAGGTATCATGGATCATCCCACGATGTCTGGAAAAGACGGCAAAGAAATATTAGAAGCATGGCTTGCAAAGCTAAAGCAGTGTGCTATTGATACAAATAAAGAGTGGGCAGAGAAACTCGGTATTAATCAGTCTGCCTCTATTACTTGTGTCAAGCCTAGCGGCACAGTATCTCAGCTTGTAAATTCATCTTCAGGTATTCATCCAAGATATTCAAAGTATTATATAAGAACTGTCAGAGCAGATAAAACAGATCCTTTGGCTTTATTTTTGATGATTCAGGGTGTTCCTTGTGAAGATGATGTAACAAAACCAAACAGCACATATGTATTTAGTTTTCCAATGAAATCTCCTGACAATGCTGTCACCGCTCCAGAAATATCGGCTATCGAACAACTAGAGCTATATCTTACATATCAGAGATATTGGACAGAACACAATGTTTCAATTACAGTTTATGTAAGAGAACATGAGTGGATGGAAGTAGGAGCATGGGTTTATAAACATTTTGATGAAATTGGTGGAGTATCTTTTCTACCATATTCAGATCATGTTTACAAGCAGGCTCCATATCAACCAATCTCAAAAGAGCAATATGAAAAATTGGCTCTAGAGTTTCCAGATATAAATTGGGAACAGTTTATTGAATCTGGAGATACCACCAAGGGTGCTCAAGAGTATGCTTGTGTTAGCGGGATGTGTGAGCTTATCTGATATTTAGAATAATAAACGATATGTTCTTGACAAGGGCCAGAGAAATCTGGCCCTTGTTTCGTTTTGTGTCGTGATTAATATGTATATATGCACGGAATTCCTGACAAATCACAATTTACATGGTTCAATAAAAATACAATGGCTGTTTATAGAACAGAGGTATTTACTTATACTCTTTGGCAACATAAAGATGATACATGGGGTTGTTCAATAGATATGAAACTTGATTATGGCCTTGCCAACGCTATAGGAACAGGAAGAGGAAACTCATGGGAAGAAGCGTTACGAGAAGCAAGAATGAACACTATGATCAAGCTAATGTCTTTGTATAATAAAGTATAAAGAGAAATAATGATAAAGTTTTTTAAAACATTTAGAATATGGAAAGAAAGACCTGGAGCTATATCTCCTGGTTCGTGTTGGTGTGCTTCTTATTTTGGATGTTATCTTCATGTCCGAGAATCATTTCTAGGTCTTCTATGGGAACTAATTACACAGTTTCGACACGAACGACATATTGTGGGGCACTAAATGACATCTCCTGTTGTACATAATTCTAAAAATAATGAATGGTACACTCCATCAAATATATTAGATTTGGCTAGATTGTTTCTGGTAGAAATAGATTTAGATGTAGCTTCTTGTGAAACCTCAAATATAAACGTAAAAGCTAAAAACTATTTCGATTTAAATAACGACGCATTGTCTAAAAATTGGAATGCTAAAACTGTATGGATGAATCCGCCGTATAGCAAAGACCTTTTTGATAAATTTATAAACAAATTTATTCAAGAATTTGAGAACAAATCCTTTCAAAAAGGTGTTGTGATAACAAACAATAATACAGAGACAAAAGCTGGACAGATGCTTTTAAAAAATTGTAGCTTTGCACTTTTCTTCTCTAAAAGAATTAAGTTTCTAAACAAAAATCTAAAACCAGCCAATACCCCAACACAAGGTCAGGTGTTATATTTCTTTGGAGCAAGCAAGGATGATTTTGTGCTTCTTGAAAAAGAAATAGAGAAACATGGAACTATTTTGTTTAATTATAAAAATATGTAAGGAGTAAAAATGCCTAAAAAACTAGATGACGATGTGCTTGATGCGTTGATTGAGAAAGTATGTACATTCTCTTTGGGGGCTGTTGAGACAACTTGCGACAGTTCTTTACCACAAGATGAAAAAATACAATATTTATGTAGAGCTTTTACTGAAATCCTTGGGGTTCTAATAATTTCTAGTCCGAAAAATGAACTAGAAACTGTACATAAAAATGTTATTGGCTGGCTAAATAGCGTTGTCGCCTATAATGCTAAAATGTCTGAACTTTCTGGAATAGATGTTCTACAATCTTATCCCTCTCTTGAAACTATTTTCAGGGATATGATGTTTATATCGCCAGAGAAAAAAGTAAAAGCATAAAACCAAATGAACTTTAAATGACAAGGGGAGCAGAAGCTCCCCTTTTTTATTTTATTAGACTGCCTAATAGTCGAAGATATCTTTCTTCTACTTTTTTAAGTTTTTTATAATAATTAAAATCCTCTCCAAGATGATCTCTTGCTATTTCTTTTGCAATCCTAATACTTGATGTATGTTCTAGTTCTTTTTTTGAACCTGCTTTTATTCTTTTTACAACTTCTTTTGTAGATACAGAATATTTCTCAGCAAGCTCTTTTACTGTTGGCGTTTTTTTGTCTAGATATTCTTTTCTTTTTTTTCTTTTTGCTTCATTGATAGATTCATTTCTTGTGTCGAAAAATTTAACGACAACTGGTATCTTGGTATTGGATGGATATCCAAGTTTTTTAAGAGTCATTATTCTATGATTTCCTTCTCCGACATATGGTTTTCTATCTTTATTTTTGTCAACTATAACAAACATTGGTTTTTCAAAATCATACCCTTTTGATTTTATTGATTTGTATAGCTCTTCATTTTCTTCTGGAGTATTTGCAGGATATACACTTCTGTCCCATTCTTTTATAGAATCCAAATCTTTCAATGTCATATACATGTGAAAACCTTCTTCTTCGTATAGTTTATAACCTTTTATCCACTGATTCTGGATGTCAAAAATGTCTACTGATCTTTTTAAGAAATCCTCAAGTTCAAAGAGTTCATAGTAGTAAGTGAATCTAGGGATATCTTCAAATTTTTTTATATTTCTATCTGACATTTTTTATTTCCTATATCATAAATATAAATTTAATTCTGTTTGATTGTAAGTTTTTTTAAGATACTCCAAACCTTTGTCAAAACCTTTCATGTCTGCATTTGGATATGTATTTTTAATATATCTACAAACAAAAAGATAAAAGAATATCCTTAGTTCGTTTTCTATTTCATATTCCGTAGCGCTTCTTGCTAAAAAGAGGCATAAATCTCTCTCTGTCTTTCTGGATATTATATATGACCTATATAAACTTTTGGCATATGCTTCTATTTCGAATAAAGATAAGTAAAAATGCGAGTCATCACTCTGTGGAACTAAAACATATTTATCAAATACATCTTTTTCTTCATTTGATTTAGGAGCAATTTTATTATATATAAGCTCGTGACGCCTGCTTATCTCGCTATTTCCTAATAGTTTTGATTTTTTGGTTATATCTAAATCAGATCCTTGTTTAAGATGAGCTAATTCGTGCTCTACGGCTGAATAGATTTCTTTTTTAATATCGTTATATTTTCTTCTAAAAAAATTTATATCTGCTTGCTTGTTTTCTGTAAAAAATAAATTTACTGTTATGTTTAGGTTAAAAATTAATTTCTCTTTATTTTCTCGTAAAGAGCTATTCATAAACCCTCCCACTTGAAAAGTAGGATAGTCTTCTTTTTCTTTTATATTTATAGTGTAATATAATTTAGAAGTTACTTTTTTATACTTTTTAAGTAGTTTGTTATAGATTTTTTCTTTTTGCGGTAAATCTACATCTTCTGTTTTTTCTTTTGAAAATATTTTAAGAGCATCAAGGCCTATTAGTTCTATAAATTTCTTAAAAAAAGATTTTTTTACAATTTTTCCCTGCGACTCTATCTTGTTCTTTACGTCTGAAAATATAGCATTAGCATACTCTCTTATTATCTGTTTGTTTTGTCCAGATAGAGCCTCATTTATGTTGAAAAGAATTATCTTCACATCAGTCATCCCACTTGAGAAATAGAGCTTTTGGCCTGATATGTAATATCTTACAAACCATTAGCCTGGTATTGCCAGATACCAATTCGTATTCTCCCTCTTTTTTAATTACAACTGGGGCATCTACATATTTTTCTTCAATTATAGCTTTTAATATTTTTTTGTAATCTTTTTTATAATACTCAGAAATCTCTACAACCTTCTTGAAAGAATCTACTTTCCAAGAATCTGTATTTTTCAATTGCATCCAAATATAGTCGCTTAGCTCTCTCATGTTTGAATACTTAAATTGCTCTTTATAGTCTTCAAAATCATCATCAGATAATCTATCTTTTTTTAATTCTTTTTTAAGATATCTTTTTATTTCTTCATATTCTTTTGAGAAAGATGGAAGTTGCCATCTAATCTGTAGCATTGACTCTAAAAGAGGTATAGAGAGCCTTAGTTTCATATCATTATCCTTTTATTAGAACTTTAGATTTAGTTCTATTTATATATTCTGTTAAAATATTTACATCAACAAACTTTGTGCCAGTTGATACTTCAATAATTTCAATTTGTTTATTAGAAGTGTTTCCTGCTGAAATAAAATATTTTTCACCAAAAGAGTCAAGAATGTTTTTTATGTTTTCAACTTTTCTATAATCTTTATTGTAATCGCAATAAGTTATTCTAAACATTTTGTTCTCCAATTAATTATCTTCTTTTTGATATTCGTATATACAAGCATCTGAAAGAACTAGCATTTTAACAACATTTGCAGCATTCTCTACAGCATTAGAAAGACACATATGAACGTCAATAATCCCACTATCAAACGCATCTACTAGTTCTCCTGTTTTAAGGTTTAGTGCAAAACCTTTAGATGGCGATTTTCCGCCATGGTCAATATTAGCATTGCTGCACAGCCTATCAAAAGGTGCGAACAAGGCGTGTTTCCAGCTATCTAAGCTATTCTGCTCGCTCATACATGCTAGGGTACTGCCACCGCCTGCAACAATGCCAGATTTTATTGCAGACGCACAAGCAGAGATTGCATCTTCCGCCCTGTGTTTCCTTTCTACTCTATCAAGTTCGTTATTTCCGCCTACATAAAGATACACTGCTGTTGATGACATGTTTGTGATTCTATTATGTAGCTTAATTTTCTCTACCTCATCTTCTGACGACTCTAGCTCTGCTCTTAGCTGAGATATCTTTAGTTCGATTGAGCCTTCTTTTGAATTTCCATTTACAACAAGACATTTCTGTTTTGTCATTTCAAGCTTTGAACAGAATCCTAAATCCTCAAGTTTGAAACTTTCTGGAATTGGTGTGTTTATAGCTTTGCCAAACTGTCTTGCGCCACAGAAAACACTAAGATCTTCAACAGCATCTGTCTTGTCTTTTCCAAAGAGAGATGTTTGAATTGGTATAAATTTGTTCTTGTATTTATCATCAGTTGATAACTGAAGTATCGTAGAGAGAACTTTGTCATCAAACTCATGAGCAAATAGAATTACGCTTCCTGGAATTGCTAACATAGATTTTAACATTGCCATGAATGGAGTTGAATGATTCAATACGTCGTTGTGAATAAATATATGACAATTCTCTAGTACCAAAGAATTCTGATTTAGTGGAATCAATTTGCTGCTTGCAAGGCCGCCATTGAATCTAAAGCCATCAAGAGTTTCTGTGTAAGAGAGAGCATTTGGTGTATCTTTGATTTGAATCATACCATCAGCTCCAACCTGTTCTATTGCGTCTGCAATAAGATTTGATAAAAATTCATCTCCATTTGTAGATATTTTTGCAACATTATAAAGCTCTTCTTTTGTTTCAATGTTCTTTACATGTTTTACAACTTCAGATTTAAAAGTTTCTAAAAATTTATCAATCTTCTTTGCGATTTCAACTGGATGTTGACCTTCCTCTTTCATTTTCATGCAAGATTCTAGAAATTTGTATGCTAAAATTGTTGTGGTTGTTGTTCCATCGCCTGCAATTGTTGCTGTCTTCTTGGCAGAATTTCTAACGAAATCAACGCCAATTTTCTCAACCTCATCTTCTACATCAAAAAATTTTGCTACGGTATAACCATCTTTTGTTACAATAGGTAGTTGTCCTGGCTGTTTAAGAATTACAGTTCTACCATTGGGGCCAAATGTTTTAGAAACTACATCATGTAGTTTTTTGACTCCCGACAACACTTTTTTGTCAAAATCTGATTCTGATACTGTCTCTTTTTTTGTTTTAATCACTTAAATCCCCTCTGTTTTTATGATGTCTAGTTTCGAGATTAGTTCATCTAGAAGCTTCATTGAGTAATATTGGTTACTGTTTAGTAAAAAGTCAAATTTATCTGTTCCTGTTTTTTCTTTTATTGATTTAATAGTTTTATCAGACACTTGTCTCTTGTCCCAAATAGATTTTCTGTGTGGTTCAATATAATCAGTCATTGTAACATGGAAAGAGTTTTCGTACTCATCTATATCTGGTTGATACATGAATAGTTTGTAGCCAGATGTTCCACAATAACAAGGAACAGCATCGATGCAATAAATGTTACTATCTTCTGCTGCGAAAATTATTCTTGCGACATATTTGTCGTTGTAGTCGAAATTTTGACTGACATATTCATCATGGTCATGAAGTTCAAGATCTTCAAGATAACTGTAGAACATTTCGGCAGCTTTATCTCTTGATATTTTACCTTTAGCTTGCTCTTCTGAAAAAAGTATTCCTAGATACACAAAGGAGTCTAATGTAATAGTTATATCTTCTAATGTGTCATCATTCGCATAAAATTTTATTCTTACATCAATTTCGTTATCTGTGAAATCTCCCGAATATCTGTACCACTCAATATCATATTTAGACAACACTCTAGCTATGTTAGCTACATTTATTGCAGCTTCTATTGATTCAAATATCATAGACATATCAGATTCGTCTTCAATAAAGAATTCGAAAGGGTTGTCAGAAAATTCGCTTTCAAACCTGAATATAAAACCATTATCTTCTTCGTATAGTCTTACTAAAGCCACATCTCTATCTTCTATTGCCAGTCTGCCTTTATATTCACTAGATGATTCGTCATACTGTATTCCATTGTGATAAAAATAGTCCTTTTCTTTCAAAAAATCTAAAAGATGTTTAAGATAATCATGAATTGGCTTGTAATATAAAATTTTTTTTGATGAGAAAATATTTTTTATTATTTTTGAAACATCTAGTCTCATTTTATAAGTTTCCTTTTATTTCTTTTTATCTAAAGCTTTTTTCGCTACAGACTTCTGGTGTTTTTCCGCCTCTTTTCTTACTGTGCTGTACAAAAACTTTAGAACTCTTTTTGACATGCAAGCATCTAAATGCTTACATCCAATGCCTTGTAGTGTAGGGTTAGTGATTGGAGATGGTATTTTTTGTAAGTAAGTTCCGGCTCCTTTTTGGCTCGCTGCGTAAGAATAATGATACCAAAAAGAAGGGCACGTACAAAAAACACCTAAATCTCCATTGTACAAAAAGTCTGTTATTTCTTTTGAGGATTTATCATTTTGAACAAGATTGACAACTTCTGGCCAAGTTAGAAATTTGATATATACATCATAAGTACGTTCACTGGTTTTTAGCCATTCTCCAGAAGATTCATGTTTGAACTTAAACATTCCATTTTTAAAGCTTTCGAAGCTAGGAAACTTATCAGCTTTTTTCTGCATGTAATCTACATGATCGCCATGGTTATAGAATCTTGTGGCCCTCTGAGTTTTGAAAAGATCAATAATGTCATCATGTTTCAATTCTTTTATAAGCTTTTCCATTTCTTCAAAAATTAGGTTGTCAATCTTGTTCATGTTATATTCCCCAATAATTATTATCTATTATAGAACCATTCACAAAACATTCCACTTTCTTTATCTACGCAATAAAAAGTTAAACCTTTGTTTGATGAGGTAAACCCATTTAATTCATGCCATCTATCTGCACCTGCTACAGATGGAACTTGAATCTGCATTACTCCATAATAGTCTTGAATGTGTTTATGGTGTTTGTGTCCTACAAAGAAATATGTGTATTTTGTATCTGCCCATAATTCTCTTGCCTCTTGTGGAATGAGTAGTGGCATGTTTTTTGGAGCGGCTCCATCTCCATGAGAGAAGCAAAGTAATGAATTTCCATATTTTTCATAATGCCTGCTTTTGATTTGAATTTTTAAGTCTTCAAAAGAGCAAACGCCACTAATGTCTCCGAATAGAGTCTCTACTCTTGGATTATTTCTAAACCAAAAAGCAACCATACAATAAAGAGATATGCTTGTATCTTTATCGTGGTTGCCTGGAGTTGGAATCAATTTAACTTTTTCTGAAAGCAACAATAGTCTATCTACCATATTGATTGCCTCAAATACGCCAGAAACAATCATATGAGAGTACGAAGATTCAGAGTCTTGTGGAGTACCTCTAGTCGTTGTGTTTTTAGAACTGTCAATATGTAAGAAATCGCCGCCTAAAGTAAAATATATCTTTTCTGGGTTTCCATTTTTTACAATCTTATCTTCCAAAAAATCAAACGCATTTTTAACAGCATTTTTTAAAATGTCATAATTGTGCTCATTCTTGTCGCCTACATCAATCTTTTTAGAAAGTTTACCCCAATGAAAGTCCTGCAAAGGAAAGATTAGAGAGTAAGGCTTATAGCTTCTTGTAAAGTTATGAACTTTTGGAGGTTCATAGTTTTTACAATTTCCAGCAATAGTTGTAAGGATTGAGTCGAGTACAGTTTTCTTGAAATTCCTCCACTTTTTAGACTCTTCTTTTACTAGAGCATATTCTTTTTCTTGTACTGATTGATTTAATCTTATCTCTCTTAACTCATCTACGATTTCAAATAGCTTATCAGATGTAAGCTCCTTCTTTTCGTGAATTGTTACTGGTATACTTTCATGAGTTAGATCATTCTCTTTTAAAAATTTTCTAACAGTCTCTTTTGGAATGTTTAACTTTGTTGATATTTTAAATATTGATTTAGGAGAACCGTGATGACTAGAGTAGAGAGCCAGGATTGTCTTTTTTTGCTCTTCTGACAGCAAAAATTCAAAATTAGAATCGTCTATATAATGACTTGGAGGATGAAGGGAGTATTTCTGAAATTTCTTTCTAAGAGTTCTCTCGTTCATGCTTAGTTTTTGTGCAGCTTGAGATACTGATTTGCTTTCTCTGAGAGTTTTGATTGCTTTTTCTACAAAAGAGTTTAGTTTATTTTTTGTCATTATTGCTCCCTTTGATTGATTTTGTAATTGATTCCAAATCAAGACCAGCACAATCAATCTTATTTGGTGTCAAATGATAATGACAAATAACTCCTTTAAAAGACCCTGTTGCGCATTTTTCGTCCCATTTATCTTTATTTGGGTGCTCTACTGGTATATTGTAAAATTTGGTTAAAAAATTAACTAGCTTCTTGTAGCTCTCTATTTGCTTTGGATAATATCCAAGATGAGTGTTTTTCGATCCCTGACACACAGAGGTTATTACTGGCCTCTCTTCTCCAACATTTTTCTTGTACCAATCTTGATACTTAAGATAATAAGCGTTTGAGAAATCAATACCGATAGAATCATCATTCCAAGAAACACCTCTTGGAATTTTTACACCTCTTTTAGACAAAAGATCTCTATCTACTGTAGTGGGACCAGCGTGCCACGAGATATCATTACAATCTACAAGCTGATAGATGTGTCCGTCATTATCAATACTAAAATGTGTAGAAATACCTCTTGAAGCCAACACTCTAAAGCAACTATCAGAAGAAAGTGTAGCGTCCCAGTGCGTAACAATGTATTTTGGAGTTCTTATTGTTTTTACTTTTTTATAACATTTGTCCGGTAGACCTTTCCATGTCACATCAAAATCTACTTCGACTGTTTTTCCAGAAATAAATATATAATTTTTTTTAGCTGGCTGAGACTCTTCTATTTTAGATATAGTAAAATCGTGGTCTTCTGCTTTGTTGTTTTTTTGTGGTACAAAATTAAAAATATTTTTTAAGAACGAAAATCCCATGTTTTATCCCCCTATGATATCATCAATAATGCCATATTTTTTAGCTTCTTCTGCGGTGAAGTAGTGATGATGTCCGCCTTCAATTAGTTTAAGAATCTTTTTTTCTGTTAATTTTGTGTTAGCGGCTATACTCTTTACATACATATCTTGTATATATTTTGCCTCATTGAATTCGTGATTGTTATAGGAAGTTGAGCCGCCTCCTGAATCAAAAACAACTTCGTGAATCATAAATCTCGTGTTCTTAGTAGAAAATCTCTTCTTTTTGGTGCCAGAACAGGCCAGTAAAACTCCAGCGCTCATAGTTTTTCCAATGCAAATTATTTTTATATCTCTTTCTGTTTTTATTAAATTCATAACATCGATCATGGCAAACATGTCATCCGTGTTTCCACCACTTGTGCTAATATATACTTCGATCTCTAAACCTTTTTCTAGCCTGTCATGAAGCGTTATTAGGTTTGCAATAAAATCAGAAGATGTCTTTTCGTTTACTGGACCATAAAACATAACTTTATTTATGATTTCATCATCTTCTTGTCCTAAAGGTAAAAATTGAAAATTTATATTTTCTTTTTTATCTTCCGTTGTTTCTTCTGTATCTACCTCATCTTCTTCTATTTTCTTCTTCTTTGTTGTCATGCTCACCTCCTTTTTTGTAAAAAAAAACCTCTAAACTACTATTCGTAAGATTCTCGTCAAAACATAATGACGGAATAAATTACGAAAATGCAATTTAGAGGGGTATTATAAAAAATATTTTAGATTAAAAGTCTACACGATCTGCTAATTGTGCTAGTCTTGATTTTACATCATTCAATTGAGCAAAAGTTGATTTGTCGTTTAGTTTGTTTATATCTGTTACTAGCTTCATGTAATCTTTTGCCAAGGCATCTCTCATGCCTTTTTCTGCTGCTTTTGCAGCAATTTCTTTTGCAGCTCTTTTGTATGCCTCTATTGTAGCCATTGCTTTATTGTTTCTTGGTTCATTGGCCGCTTTACCGATAAAAGAATCTAAATTTTTATTCTCGTACATATTTCTGTCTGGCTCTTCTAGATCTTCTTCTGAATCTGAACATAGATAATCTGCTACTGTAGATAGATAGTTTGCAGCGAGAGTTAATTTGGACTGTACCCATGATTCCATTTCGCCCTCACCATTTTTTACATGTTTGTATATTTTTTTAGCAGCTCTTACAGCAGTTTTGAGTTGGTTTCTTGCCATATCATATTCATGATCTGGTTCTCGCTCTTCGTTTTCGTAATCTGAATATTTCATTTCTTTTATAATCCTTTTGTGACTAAATTTTCTGTTTTCGCTCATAAAGTCTCCTCCAACTTTTCTTTGTAGTACGGACGGATCAACGACTTCTCTTGCGCCTGTTTCTTTTTCAAAAAATTCTGAAAATACGTTTATAACAATTTCATCGACTTTTTCCAAAGCTGTTTCGATCTCTGAATCCGATTTGTTAATATCTTCGCAAAACTCATCAAACTTAGTTTGAATAATTGAAAAGAACTTTTCTGCAGCCTGTTGTGCTAGTATTGGTAATTTTTTTGTATTGAATAGATTGGCCTGATCGCTTAAGCTTTTTGGTTCTTGATATCCTGCCAACTTGAAATATTTGTTGGCTTTTGCTCTAAGCTCTTTTTCTATATTTTCTTTTGTATTTTCATCTGCATGGCACAGTTGTCTAACAAGAGCAGCAAGCTCTCTTTTTATAGAGTTTATTTCTTTTTCCCTAGGTGAACTTGTTGATATTTGCGAACCACCCACAGCATTTTTCGAAAGTTTATCATAAACTCTGTTGATTACGTTCAAGTATTTTGTCTCTTGTTCTCTTTCAAGCTTTAGTTTTAATATAGCGTCTTGAAGATTTCTTTTCTTTTGTATTTGTTCTTGATTTTTTGTAGAATAACTAATTTTGTCAATTTCTAATTGTAATGATGTTATCTTTTCTTTTATTTTTTCTATTTTTTGTTGAGATTCTAGTAAATCTTGCTTTACTAAATTTAAAATTTCTGATTTTCTTTTTTCTAATTTTTGTTTTGTTAACTGTATCTCGTCTTTTAGATTGTAATATTCTGCTTTTTTATCTCTAAGTTCTTCTCTCTTCCGATCGTAAAGATCTTTTCTTTTTTCAAATTTTAGCTCTTGAATCTCTATGTTTAGTTCGTCAATCTCTTTTGAAAGAGATGAGAGTTTGAATAATTGTGTTTCGTATTTAGCTCTTAAAGCTTCGCCAGCCTTCGTACCAGATGCAGCTTCTATTTCTTCAAGATAGTATTTTTCTAATTCTTCTTTTGTTTTTGTAGGTTCTTGTTGTACAAGATATTGTGTAGAAACTGGAACTGAAACATTTTGTACAACAGGTTTCTGCGAAACATCTTTACCTAGATATGCATCTAGAACATCTAAATAATCTATCCTCTTTCTTTTTCCGTATTTTTTTTCTTTTTGTGGTGCTGAACTGACAGAAGGAGGTGAGGGCTCTTTTGGTAAAGAAGGTTTATCTATAACTGTTTCCGCTTTTGCAGGAGTTTGTTGTTCAGGTTTTTTTCCAACGGGTGCTCCTGGAGGAGTATCATCTGCTGAGGAAACTGTCTTATTTTTCGCAGAACTTTTGTTAAGGTATGCCCTCACTTCTTTTTCAGTTGGTTCTCTTTTTAAAGAATTTTTTAAAACATCAACTGCATTGATGTAATCATCGTAACTAACTTTTGCCTCATTTGTGATCCTTAAGTTAAGTTTAAAACCCAAAGAACCTGGCACAAATCCAAGATTTTTTATTTTTTTATTTGTATCCATACCAGGTTCCTTTGTTTGATTAGTAAGTTTTCTTTTCAAAAGATTTTGTTGCTTTACTAAGTTCTCTGGCGATATTTTCAACAGGCAATTTTGTCTTTCCGCGCTCGGCAGCAGTTTTCATTTTTTTCAAAATAAGTTTGAAATCACCCATCTTCCATTCTTTATATTTGTTTCTTTTCTCTGCGCAGAGGTTTTTCAGATCGTTTGGTAATTGAAATCTATGATCGGCATTCACTGAGCATAGGTAGATCGCTTTTAGATCTTTCTTTTGATCTTCCGGCTCTTTTTTGAGAAACTCATTGACATATTTTTGTCTTTGTGCTTCTGTGCTGACTCTTCCGAGTCCCGCCCCTTCTGCTGATACAAGATCGCTACCATAATCAGCACCTGTACCTGTTAAACCACGGTCATTCGCAATTGCTGAATCGTAAGCTGCATGTCTTTCATCTCTTGTGTAAGGCTTTCTTGAGCGCTCTATTTGCTCACGATCATCTGTATGAAGACCTTTATCTTTAGCCTCTTCTAGATCGCCAAGTCCAAACTTTCTTTTCCTCATTATATAAGAATCATCTAATTCTTTTTTGTCTTTAGACCTGTCAGAGTTAGATGATCCCTTTTTGCTCATCTTTACAGGTTTTTCATCTTTTTTAGATTTTTTTTTTACAACACCCTTTTTCTTTAGACTCTCAAACACTGACTGTGCAATTTTTCTTGAAAGAAGTTCTGATACGACTGACTCTTTTAGTTCTGGACCTTCAAGATCTTCGTCTTCATCTTCCATATCGAAATCTTCGTCTTCCATGCCAAGATCTTCGTCTTCATCTTCCATATCGAGATCATCTAGTGGAGAATAGTCCTTTAGCTTTACAACGTCTCCAAGAGATTTAGTTAGTGCAGCTACAATATCTTTTACAAGTTTCTCTGCGTCAACTTGTACTACACTATCTTTGCCCATCGAAGGAGATTCTTCTTCTCCGCCAACTTCTTCTACATCAAAATCATCTTCTAGATCGCCAAATCTATCGTCTGACTCTACTGAACCTTCGTCGTCCATTTCATCTTCGTCACCCTCTACTTCCATTTCGTCTTCATCGCCCTCATATTCTAGTTCTGCATCTTCTGCATCATGAAGAACTTCACCTTCCTCTTCCTCTTCTTCACATACAGCCTCTTTCTTTGGTGAGCGACCATATGGCTTCTTCTTGTCGTCTTTTTTTGACTTATTTTTCTTTGCTTCTGTAATAAATCTATCTGAGTAATCTGAGTTACCAGCTAGAGTCATCATTCTTTTAACAAAACTTTCATTTAATTTCATATTTTTTTCCTTTTTTTAGATATTAAACGATTTATATCAAATCGTTTTAAATAGTTAAGACACAAAAATTTTAGAAAACTGTTTTTGCAGAATGGCAGATTCAACACAAGTAACTATCTCTTGAGTAGAAACGCCAGAGTTCAATTTGTCTCCAAACATCTCTTCGAATACATCGGCTATTGCATCTGCAAGTCTCATAGCAAAATCAGCAACATCAACTGTTATCTCTTCTTGTCCACCATAATAATCTTCTTTGAAGCCAGAATCTACATGTTCTTCTGGTCTGTATTCATCATATATTTTACCGCTATCTCCGTAATAATCAAAGTAAGGGAAGTTATTCATATGGCTTTCATTGAGCTTCAATGCTGAGATTAAACTATTGACTGTTCTGTCCAATGAATCTTCCACCTTTTTGCCTGCACGCCACTGTCTACATGACCAATATCTAGCCGATAGTTTGTCTTTTGCTGTATTGCATTTATGTCGTTTGTTAAAAGACTTTCTTCGCTTTGGGTTGTCTCTCTTGATTTCGAGATTTGCATCACCATATCTGATTGTTTTTGTTTTGTCCCCAGATTTAGCTAGAACAACAAATTTTTTCTTACCGTAACCAGGTTCACCCTTTTTAATTCTTCTTGGTTTGTTTACAGGTCCCTTATTTTTTTTACTTTTTTTTTTGATTCCAACATGTTTTTTGATTCATTTGCTGAATGCTGTAGGTTTACGTTATTATCTTCTTTTTTAGGAGCGTTATATCCTGGGTTTGTAGCTAAAATTTGTGTAATTGTCTGTTTTACCCATTGTGCAAAACCAGAATCTCCCTTTTGTTTATACACTTTTAAAACATTCTGCCAATTGTTCTTAATTGTGCTCTTGTATGAATTACAAAGTTTGCCTAGTCTAAACTGATCGTCACTATTCAAAGATTCACCGCTCTCGCCCCTCATACTCAACATCAGTTTTTTACAAACTTCAGTAATATTTTTTTCTGCCACACGTTCAAAAGCGTCGATTCCATGTCGTTTTTTATAATCTTCACGCTGACTATTGTTCATTCCGCCAGCTCCACTATCTCCTGCTCCTGGTTGAATTTCGACTGGTCTATATTTTTGAGCTTCTTGTTTAGAAAATCCACCGTAATTAACAAGATCGTACCAATCATTAGTTTGAATTATTGCGTATTCAATAGTGGCTCTTGCTAATTCTTTATCTAGATCGACATCTTTCTGAGATCTTGATTGTGAAGATTGGTGCCTTGGAAAATCAAAACCATCGCCTTCTTTTACCATTCTTTTATCGAAAGATTCCTTTAGGTGATCAATCTTTGCGATTCTCATGAACTTTTCTACTAATAATTTATCAACTTTTGACATTTGTAATTCCCTCTCCATTTAATTATTATAATTTATAACATAATTAAATATAATTATCTAATCTTTGACATTTTCTTCAATATCTGGTATAAAGTTGCCTTTTTCTTTTAGATGAGCAACCAAACTACATTTTTTATAATCCTCTTCCATTGCAATAGTATATCTTCTTTTTTCATTTTCTAAAAACAATTTCATTAATTCTTCTGCATGAGGAGAATAGTTAGAAAATTGTTCCATCATAAATGCTACAAATTTAGTTGGTTGGACTTTATAATAATTACAACGAGAAAAGAACTTAATAAATAAGTTCTTTTGAAAAGATAAATATGTTTTAGAAGAAAAGTCAGACATGATGAGGTCTGCTCTGAATTAGCGAAGAATGAGAGACTTTGGTGAACCTGACGTTTTTCTGATATTCGCTAAGATTTCTGGCGTCAACATAAGAAAAAGCTGACTGTAGACCATGTTCTATTTGGCTAATTACTTTCTCTACTTTTCCTTTATATGGAATTAGCATCGAAACACCTTCTTCTCTAATCCTGGATTGACCTCTGTCTTTCTGAGAAGATGCTGAAGCCATTCCTCTATAGCTTTTCATCCATTTACCATCTACATCAATCTTTTCACCAGGGGCAGCTTTTGTTCCGGCCAACATTGAGCCAAGAATTACGGCATCACAACCGCAAGCTAATGCTTTTGCAATATCTCCTGGGTTTCTTAGTCCACCGTCTGCGAAATATTGCTTCTTATGGACATCTCTCACATTAGGAGTCACAGCGATCTCGAAACATCCTTGGAAACTATTATATCCAACACCAGTTTCTACTGATGTTTTACACGCTGCTCCGCTTCCAATTCCAACACGAACTGAGTCAACAAGCTCATCAGGCATATATATAAAATTGTTTACGCTTCCAATTGTTCCAACAATAAAATGAACATCATCTGGAATAATCTGTCTAACATTTTTGGCAGCTTCAATCGCTTGAGATGTACAAGCATTCGCAACATCAACACAGATAATATTACATCCAGCTTCGATTAGGGCGTAAGTTCTTTCTAGGTAATCTCCATTAATTCCAATAGCCCCACCGCAGTTAAATTTGTTTGAATGCTTTTCTGGAAGAGATTCAAAAATCTTTCTTGCTTCTTTGACTAAAGAATTCTGTGTAGCAATAGAGTTAAATCTATGAATAATTCCAACAGCACCTATAGCAGAAAGACGGCCAGCCATTTCGCTCTCACAAACAGTGTCCA